GAGTGCCCGGACCTACCGAGCGCCGCGAAAGCGTACGGCGGCCTGAGCGCATTATGGGACCGCTGGTACATGCGAATCCTCGTCTACGGAGACGGCTACGACTACTCGACCGACGGCCTGGAATCCGAGGAGCGCGAGGCCATCGAGTCGGGCGACCCGGAGGTTGCGCGGCGGACGCTGAGAGAGATGGGGTGGGACGAATGAGCACCCGCACGATAGATCCGCGTTATCTAAAGTCGATCGCCCTCTACGTCCTCAGCCACGCCGGCATCGCGGCCGGTGTCTGGTACGGCGGATTCGGCGGCGTCGAATGGGCCGGCAATCTGGCGCGGTTCGCCGCGTGGGTGATCGTTCTGCTTGCCGTGGTGACCGTGGCCGTGTCTGCGGTCGTCGTGGCGATAGCTAAGTCCGATCGTGCGTCCGAGTTAGATGCCAAGCACCTCGCCGTGCTGGCTAGTACCAGCAGCGTGCCGGGGTGGGCCGAGCTTTCCGTCGACGCCGCGCTGGTCGTGGGCATGGCGGCGGCAGGATGGACGATCACGGCCTTCGCTTGGCTCGTACAGATGCTCCTCGCGGCTGTCCTGAGGGCATTGCGAGCCGACGCGCGCGAGCACCAGGCACAGGCCGCCGGGGCCGACCGATGAGCACCCGCGTATACATCCGCGTCCCCTCGCTCCCGCAGGCGCTGGCCCGGTGCGAGCCGAGGGACGAACCGGAGGGCAACGTGAATCAAGCCCGCATCCATGGCGCGGTGCATCCGTGTGCCTGGCCGGGCGGGCGCTTGTATGTGGACTTCTACGGGCACCCCGCACGCTCGGGAGTTGCTTCGGGGTCCGGCCTCCAGTTCGAGGCCGCCTGCGCCCTCGGGAGGCACGGATGAAACTCGCCCGCCGCTGCGCCTGGCACGACGCAGGAAACGGCGCCTGGCTGACCTGGCTCGACGCCCTACGCGCGCTGCTGCGGCGGCCGGTCACGGACACGATTTGCGCTGACTGCGAGGCGCGGCTGGAGGCGAGCGGCGATGTCTGACGCGAAGCCCATCGTCGTGGTGCATCCCGCCGTCGCGTCCAAGCGGACGAATGAAATGCTCCGCCGGGCCGGATACGTGGTCGTGGTCGCGGACGATCCGTCTCACGTAGCGCCGTGCGAGGTCGTTCCGCTCGCCCAGATCGATGTGATCACGCGGGCCGCGCTCAAGGCGATCAAGGACGCAACGTTCGACTCGGTACGAGCGGAGTTCGGTGAGGAACTGGCGACCATGCTTCTCGCACCCCCGGAGCATCCCGATGCCTGAGCGCCCCCACGACCCGCTCCCACCGCGCTGCCGGATCGACGGCAGAGACGTCCACTACCGCAGCCTCCGGTATCCCAACGAGACCGAATGCGGCGTGGGCGGGCTCTACCGACCGGCGCGCGCCACGGATGAGGACGCGACGTGCGAGTGGTGCATCCGTGCGGTCGATGGGGCGCCGGCAGCGTGAGCGCGCAACGAAAGACCGCCTCGCGGGGGGGAGTTCGGGTCCCCTGGGAATCCGCGAGACGGCCGAGTGCCCGCGGAGACGCCGCGAGCGAGGTACGACATGAACCTCAACAATAAGGATACCGCCATGGCAAACGCAAGCATTATCCCCATCGGCACGACGCGCCTCGGGCCCGGATGGCACGAGGGCATCGCGATGGGCACCTACCTGGCTGACCCGGCCGTGAGCGCGTCGAAGCTGTGGAAGCTGCACAGCACGACGCCCGCGCACCTGCGCCACGAACTCACGAACCCCGTCGACGACACGACCGACCCGAAGGCGCTCGGCAACGTGCTCCACACGGCGGTCAACGAACCGGACGAACTCGACGCGCGCTATGTCGTGCTCGGCACGTGCGGGGGCAAGAAGAACGACGGTGAGCGGTGCAGCTACCAGGGCAAGGTCTACCGCGACGGGCAGAGCTTCTGTGGGACGCACGACCCGGCGAAGGGCGAGCCTGAGCAGCCTGGAATCCACACGGTCGCCGGGGGGATGAAGAAGCAGGCGCTCGCCATGAAGGAAGCGCTCTTCGCCCACCCGACCGCCGGCCCGCTACTCCGAGCGCCCGGCCCGCGCGAGATAACGGTGGTCTGGCAGGACGAAGAAACCGGGCTGTGGTGCCGCATCCGGCCTGACCAGGTGGTGCGTGATCCGCCGACGCTGCCCGCGCCGTTCCACGAATCCGAGGTCAACCTGAAGTCCACGGGGCGGTCGGCGTCACACGAGTCGTTCACGCGGCACGCGCATGACCTCGGCTACTACTTCCGGGCCGCGTTCTACCGGATGGGGCTCGATGCGACCGGCTTCTGGCCGCAGAACCAGCTCTATCCGGTCGTGGAGTCCACGCCACCGCACGAGGTCATCGTGTACCGGATGGACGAAGAAGCGCTGGCGATCGGCGAGGCCGAGGTGCGTCAGGCGCTGCTCACGCTCGCGCAGTGCAAGCGCACGGGCGTGTGGCCGGGCTACGGACCCGAGGTCCGCCACCTGACCCTGCCTCACTGGCGGCTCCGGCACATCGACCGGCTGGACTTCGTCGAGGCGGCGTCATGAGCGCCCCCGCGAGCCGCGCCATCGCGCCCGGAGTCCTCGCGCCGCGCCTGCCCGTCGTCGGTCGCATCCAGATAGGCGAGAAGGGGCCGGCGATCAAGAGCAAATCGGGCAACACGTTCCAGCCGCCGACGAAACTGGATTACTTCCGCATCGCCAAGCTGACGCGCGGCAATGACGGCAACTTCGAGACCGACGAGGCAATCCACGCGAAGCTGGGCGTGAAGCCTGTCGCACTCGACATCCGCCTGCCGTTCGACACGCGCGGCGAGAACCTGTACACGCGGATGCTGCACTACGCCGGCCGTACGCGGGCCCGCGAGTGCGACGGCGACCGGTTCGTCGATCCCCGCACGCAGGTCGGCGGCGTCTGCGACCTGGCCCAGGGGAAGCCCTGCGACTGCAAGCCGTACGCGCGGCTCGCGGTCATCCTGGAGGCCGGGACCACCTTCGGGGGCGTGCATGTCTACCGGACCACGAGTTGGGTCGCGACCGCCGGGATGCTGGGCACGCTCCGGATGCTCGAACAGGAGCTAGGCTCGCTACGTGGCTTGCCCATGCAGATGCAGCTCCACCCCGGCGAGGTGCGCTGGGTGGATAATGGCAAGGAGAAGACGGGCACCGCGTACCGCGTGGCGCTCGTGCTCCGGGCGTCGTACGAGGAAGCCCGCGAGGCGATGCTGGAATTCCATCGCAGCAACCGCATCGCGCGCCGCGAAGTGCTGGCGCTCGCGTCGGGCACGGTCGCCGACCTGGATGAGCTCGACGCCGAAGAAGAGCCGGACATCGGCGACGAATTCTTTCCGCCACGACTCAGCGCGGGCGAACCGGAGCCGGCGCCCAACAAGCTCGCGCAGATCAACGAGGCCATCGTGGGCGGGCCGGGCACGGAGGAAGACGAGGGACAGCCGGACGCCGCCGACCTCGTGGCTCGCATGCGGGCGCTGATTGAACAGGCGCCCCGCGCTGGCCTCGCGCTCAACGATACACACATGGCGAGCCTCGATGCGGCCATGGAGTCCGGCGAAATCGGGCACCTGCGGACCGGCATCGACTGGCTCGAGACTCAGACCGCGAAGAAGCAGGCCGCACTGGCCGAGGGGGACGCATGAGCACCAACGGCAAGCAGGGCAAAGGAATCACCGCCATCGGCCTCAAGGTCGAATCCTTCCATCGCCTCCGGGCCGCCGAGGTCGAGCTGATCCCGACGGACGGGCTGATCCGCGTATCGGGCAAGAACGGCGCCGGAAAGACCAGTCTGCTGCGCGCCATCAAGGCCGCGCTCGGTGGCGCCGGCGAGATCCTGGGCGAGGCGACGGTCAACGAGGAAGCCGAGGACGGGCGCGCGTCGGTGACGCTCAAGCTGTCCAACGGCTTCACGGTCGAGCGCCGGTTCACTGAGGCTGCGCCGAAGGGCTACCTGACCGTAATCGGTCCGGACGGCGGCAAGCACTCTCAGGGCAAGCTCGCGGAATGGCTGGGCCCGCTCAGCTTCGACCCGTCCGCGTTCTTCTCGTTGCACCCGGACCGCCAGCGGGAGATCCTGCTGTCGTTGGGCGAGGACCCCGGTCTGCCCGCCAAGCTCGACCAGATCCGGGCGGCACGCGCGGAGCGGTACCGGGTGCGCACGCCCTGGATCGCGCAGCAGCGGCGGGCCCGCCAGGTGCAGGAGCCGGGTGGTGAGCGGCCGGAACCGATCGATGTGTCGGCCGAGCTGACGAAGATGGGCGAGCTGCAAGCGAAGGACCGGGCACGGCAGGACATGTTCCGCAGCGCCGAGAATGCCAAACGGCAGGCCGACCAGCACGAGAGGGAATTCAAGCAGGCCGACGCCCGCGTCGTCGAGCTAGAGCGCCGGCTTGAGGAAGCGAAGGCGCACGCGGTGAACATGGCCAAGCGCGCCAAAGCGAGTGAGGGAGAGGCCAAAAAGCTCAGAGCCGAGGCGCTGGCCTTCCCCGACGTGATGCCCGACATCGAGGCCGTCCGCGCGCGCATCAACGAGGCGGACCGCGTGCAGCAGGCGCTCCGGCCGTGGGAAGCCTACGACGGTGCCCAGGCCGAGCTCGAAGAAGCGGAAGCCGCCATTCAGGCGCTCACGGCGGAGATGGAGACCATGGACGCCCAGGAGCGTGAGCTGATCCGCTCGGCCGGGATGCCGGTCGAGGGTCTGTCGTTTGCCGAGGACGGCTCGCCGTTGCTGAACGGGCGTCCGCTGTCGGTCGCGTCTGGCGCGGAGTGCGCCCGGCTCGCCGTCGCGGTTGCGATGGCCGCGCGCCCCGAGCTCAGGATCTGCTTGCTCGACGAAGAGGCGAACGGGCTGGACCTCGATGCGCTGGAGGCGTTGGATGCGCTCGCGAAGGAGCACGGCTTCCAGATCTGGGCGTGCCGGCTCGGGCTGGAAGGGAGTGGCGAAGTCGTTGTCGAGGACGGGGAGGCTTGGTCACGCGACGCCGGCAAGCCGGTGCCCACCGAATTGGAGGCCCCATGATCGACCGACTCGAACGCTACGCCAGCACGGACCACCATCGCCCGCATCTCCACCGCGTGATGCGGCACGGACGCTGGCTCTACGCCACGGACGGAAAGGTCCTGGTCGCCATGGTGCCCCCGGAGGGTCCCGGTGACGCGCCGGAGATCGAGGGCTCGGGCGGCCAGGCCCTGGTCGCGCGCTTGCTCGACACGGAGCCCGTGGACCCGGTGAGTTACGACCTGGCCGCGCTGCGTGCGTGGCTCGGGCCGTACGAGTCGACGTGCGAGAAGTGCGAGGGCAAGGGCTCTCGGGATGGCGTTGAGGAATACTGGGAATGCTGGGACTGCGACGGCGAAGGTGTCTGCGGGCCCTACGCGAACCCCCACCACAACGCGATCACCGTCGCCGGCCAGCCCGTGAACCGGCGCGCGCTGGCATGGGCGCTGGACGGTGCGCCGGGCGAGCGCGTGGAGGTCGGCACGCTGCCGGAGCCAGCCCGGCAACCCACGTTCGCGCTCCCGGGCGACGGATGGCGGGCGGTCGTCATGGGGCTCGCGTTCCAGGACGGCCAGGAGCCGGAGAAGGCACCCGCGTTGCCGGAGCCTGGTGCGTTGCCGGTGCCCACCGAGGCGGAAGCGTAGGATACCATCACCCGAACACGGAAGGGCGAAACGTGAGCGACACACCCCGGAAGATACGAGCCGACGTAGGCGCGACCGCGTGGCTGAACGCGGCGATCGCGTCCAGCAATGACGATGCACGCCCGGCGCTCTACAGGACGCTGGCCGTGGAATTCTTCGCTCGCGGCATCCAGTTCATTGGCTGCAACGGGCACGCGCTGTTCCGGACGTGGGCGCCCTATTCGGACAACGGGGACTTGCCCGCTCCTCACCCCGAGCCCGACGAGCCGCCGGACGATCAGATTGTGGTCTCGGATGTGGACAAGTTCGCGCTCGGGTTCATGCGCACGCTTCTCTCGGCCTGCGAGGAATACGACGACCTGGAGGTGGGCGTCGAGAAGGCCGAAGAAACGGGCGAGCCGGCGCTGGGCGAGGCCCTGACGGAGTACGTGCTGACGCTTCGCGCCCACGGCCAGACGTTCGCCGCCCGGATCTACGAGGGCGAGTACCCCAACTGGCGGGCGCTCTCGTTCGGCCTCGACGACTTCGAGCGGGTGGACGGCATGAAGATCGGGACCCGGCTCTTTGGCTTCGTCGGGAAGTTGAAGGGCGTGGCTGGCGTCGACTGCGCCTTCCGGGGCGAGGACCAGGCCATCGAGATCCGGTCCACCCACGACGGGCTGCCCTCGGTGCGCGGGCTGCTCATGCCCATGCGGCGAGAGGCGAAGACGCCCGCCGACCAGACGAGCCACGCCTGAACGATGATCACCCCCGTATGCCCGACCCACGGCCCAATCGAGGGCCTGTACGTCTGCTGGGCGGGCGGCTGCGGCTGGGACTCGCGGGCGGATAGCGGTGCTCCTGCCGCCCGCGAGGATCGGCGGCAGGACGCTCCGGTCCCCGATGGCCGCTCTGAGGCTGAGATCCGTCACGCCATCGTGAAGCTGCTGCGCACGCTGGGCTACGGCGTCTGGGACACCGAGCAAGGCTACCGAAAGGACGGCTCCACGCGCGTGACGAAGGGCTTGCCCGATCTGTTCGTGGCCGGACCCGCCGGCACCGCTGCGGTGGAGCTCAAGAGCGCGAAGGGCAAGCAGACGCCGGAGCAGAAGGAGTTCGGGGCGCTGTGGACCAAGCACGGCGGCACCTACATGGTCTGGCGCTCCGAGGCCGACGCGCTGGCGTGGTGCCAGGGGGCGTCATGACCTTGCGCGCTGTCGGTGGGGTGGCTTACGTTTCGTGGACGTCCACCGAATCCCGCCAGGATTTACGGACAGCTACAGATCGACCCCGTAACGTTGCCCCGGTGGTTTGCGCCGGGAGGCCCACCCTGGCGGGAGGCCGTGGACCAGCGTTGCGGGGTTTTTCTATTGCCCCCACGCGACGGCGCTTCGGACACCGTTCCAGCCGGGGGAGAATCAAGCCGCCCCGAATCGCAACGGGAAGAGACGGGCGAGCGACCCAATCCAAATCCGGGCACTGCTGCGGAGCAACCCGGTCGGTCACGCCGCGAGCCCAGCAGCGCGAGAGCCACCGGTCGCGTCAGCAGCATCTCGGCGGACGGCCTACGGGTGAAAGCCTCATGCTCCGGTGGACGCTTGTTCCGGAACGACCGGCTACGGGGCATGTGACCGTTAAACCGAGGTGTGCGCCCACAATCCGAGGACCTACCCCATGACTACCATCATCCCCGAACACTCCCGCTACGAGGTCGGCAAGCTCTACGACGGCCAGCGCATCCGCGCGCCCTGGTGGAAGCGCATCCTCGAGCTCCCCCACACGATCGAGCTCGTCGACGGGCCTCCGGACCCGGCGCGTGACGCTGCTGCCCGGCGAGCACGTGATCTGCGTGCACGGTCCGGACGGCCAGGTGTGGTGCGGGGTCGCGTGGGCGACGAGGGGGTTCTGTGGCCGGGCTGAGCAACGTCTACTGCGATTTCATCAGGGGCTTCGCGAGGCCGGGCAAATACCGGCTGGACGACTTCGCTGTCGTCGGGCGCGTGCGCCATGGTCTCGATGCCGACGAGGTGCGCTCGTGGGCACTCGCCATGCTCGACGCTGGCGATCTCACCTTGCACGACGACTGCACGATCGGCTGGGCACGCAAGCAGCCCGCCCCCGCCCCCGACCTGAACGCTGTTCGTCGCGCGCTGCGATACGTGACGAATCGACCGGAACATATACCGGACGACGCCGTGCGATGGACGCTGGCCGAGTTCCGCGACCTGCTGGCAGGCAACGATGCGTGACCTGACCGACGAGCTGGCCGGGGCGCTGCGGGGCGTGGGCCTGCTCGCGAGCGCCGTCAAGAGCGGGGAGCCATGGACGGGCGAGTGTGAGCACGTCATGCAGCAGGTACGCACCGCCCTCGCCCACTACGACGAAGCCCGAGCACGCCGCGAGAGCACGACGCACGACGCGACCTGCTACGAGCTGGGCCCCCGCCACTACGAGTGCGCGCTGGCTGAGATCGAGCGGCTGGGCAAGCGACAGGGCGACCAATCCGCCGTCATGCAGGAGGATATGCGCGTGCTGCTTGACGCGCTCGGCCTCTATTCCGGAGCCCGCCCCGAATCACCCCACCGCGTCATGCGAGACGTGGTGATTCCGGCCGTCGAGCGGCTGCGGCCTGACGCTGCTGCGAAGACTGCCGCCACCGTCGACGAGATCCGTAGCCGCCTGACTGGACCGAACCGGAGGCCGACCGATGGCTAGATCCGCAAAGAGGGAGCGCCTCTACTTCCGCGACCACGCCGACCGCTGGCCACGGGACGTAAACGGCTACGCGATCTGCCCGAACTGCGGTGCAATGATCCACGAACGGTACACCGAGATCCATGCCGACGCTTGCCAGAGGCTAGAGGAGCCGACCGATGGCGAATGAGGCTGCGCGCAAGAACATGCTTGACCGGGCGATTCGGGCTATCGCGGAGATAGACCAGATTCGCGCCGACTGTGCTCACTGGAACCGCATGCACCCGCACGAGCCCATAGACGCGGACCCGGACGGCGCGCTTCGGCGGGCCCGGGCTTCCGCCCAGCGAGTGATCGACGACCTCGACACGGATGCGGCCGATGCCTAACTCCATCCCGCTAACGCTCTACCGCGCCACGATCCGCGAGCACGCTTCCACGTGGAACATCCGCGTCCTCGCCAAGCACGCCACGGACGCCCATTACCAGGCGAGCCGAGCGTACCAGCACTCCGGCGGGCGGGTCGCGGATATCGCGTGCGTCGTGCCCTCCCACTTCGGGCCCCAACTCTGGCACGCCCTCGGCCCCATCGAGTGCCGCGCGTGCGCCGGCCAGGGCGGGGACCACGCGCCCGTCATGCGCACCGGTGGTCGCACGGTCCCGCGCCACGACTCCGAGGCCACCGAGTGGGAGCACCGGCCGTGCGAGGACTGCGAGGGCACGGCGTACGTGCGCTGCGGCGGCTGCGACGAGTCGGCGGTGGTCTATGTCGAGGGCTGGCCGTGCTGCGCGGCGTGTGCGCGGTGGGAGGTCAGCGAGCGGGCGCGGCGGGTGAGCGAGGCGCTGCCGACTGATATCGAGACTCTGACGAGGAGCGTGTTGTGAACGTACCGATGATGGAAATGGATGCAGGGGTGGCCCGCGAGCGGCTGGAGGCGTACCGGGCCCAGCTCAGGCGGTCGTGGGACGAAGAGCACGCCGCGGTGGCGCGCGGCCTGGAAGCGATCGCCGAGGGCACGCCCGTGCTCAGTCTGTCGCAGGCGATCCAGTCGGGCGGACTGTTCGGGGACGGGCGCCCGAAGCTGGCGGTCGCACGCGCCGACCGGCGCCAGGTCGAGGTGTGGAGGTTCTCGCCGGGCCTCTTCCGGTTCTCGGCGCTGCGCCGCTCGGGCTGGGGTTACGAGGGCTCGCTGCGGCTCGACGTCGACGCTGCGGGCATGGACCATCCGGACCGCATGTCGCGCGGCTATTCGCTCGTGCCGCTGGTGCCGCCCGAGGTGCTTCGCGTGTGCGGCGGCCGCAGCCGGCTGCGCGAGCACTTCACCCTGTGGGAGGTCGAGGAGTGGAGCGACCGCCCGTTCCTGGCCCAGCCACCCGAGGACCCGCTGTTGCTGCGCGCGTTGGGCGGTGAGCTGTACGCGGTCGTCGCGGCGTGGGACCTGACGGACCTCGAGCGGGCGGTCATGGCGGGCCGGCGGGAATCATGAAACGCGCCGCCATCCTGCTGCTCTGGGTCGTCGCCTGCCTGCTCCTGCTGCCGGCGCAGAGGTGAGCGCCATGAGCTTCACGGCCGCACAACGGACCGCGCTGAGTTACCCGTGCCTCCTGGCCGAGGAAACCGCCCACCCACGCTTCGGTCGGCGGATCGGCAGGAGGGCGACCCTGCTGCTGACCATCAACGCGGGCTACGAATGAATCGAGCGCAACTACGGCGGGCCGGTCTGGCACGCGAGCGCGATGGCGGCCTCGAGAGGCGAGGCCAAGGCACTGGCTTATGCCGCGCTAGAAGGCGTCGGCGATCCGGCGCTGGGCGAGTGGACGGAGAAAGCAGGGGCGTTCCACCTCCGGCGTCGCCTCACCGCACGAGAGGCCTACAGGGTCGGGCCGGTGCGAGACATAAGGGGCACCGAAGAAGAGCGCCGACGCTTCGCGGTGCTCCTCCGGGCCGCGCCGTGGGTCGGGGACGCGATGTGATGGACCGCGTGGGCGGACGCGAGAGAAGCACCCCGGGGGCGCCGCCCTCCCCCCGGGGATTCATTCACACGAGACGAGGAGATGAGGTGCATTTCCATTGCGAAGTCATCATGCCCCCGACCGATAATCCCGAGAGTGCGGTAGGCGAGATCATGAAGCCGTTCTACGAGGGCGACGAAGAAAACAGCGGCGCGTTCTGGGACTGGTGGGTGATCGGGGGCCGCTACAGTGGGCGCAAAGAACAGGCCAAGTTGGACCGCGAGCGAGTGCAGGCGTTCATGGCGGAACTGGCGCGCCGTAAGGTCACGGTGTCTGGCGTAACAGCGGGCAAGCAGTCCCTCCAGCCAGCCAGCCAGATACCGGCGGTCGATTCCTTGTGGCGGGAGTGGTTCCCGGAATCGACGCTGGAGACGTGTCCGCTGTTCGAGCATTCGGGCGACCGCATGGTGGGCGACATTTCGCCGCTGGTCGAGGTGCCTCGGGACATGGAGTGTGTGCGCGTCATTATCGCGGGCCCGCATTGGCGGGACCCGGAGCGGCTGGAGGCCAAATGGATGGCTTGCGAAGACTTCTGGAATGGCGTGAACCATCTCCGCACGACGTGGGACCGCACGATCCGTCACGCGCTCGCCATGTACGACGACTACCGCCAGGGCAGGGCACAACTCCCGGCGACGGACGACCGTTGGCTCGCCGTGACCGTGGACTATCACACGTGATCCCCCGCCAGCGCAGGCGCCCTCGTGGTGAGCACGACGAGAGAGCACACGAGGTGCCCGGGGTCGAGCCCGGCGGCTGGCATGCAGTGACGGACATTGATGGACAGACGGCGCGTGCGGCCAGGGCGCAACCCTGGAAGCGACCTGACGCGAGGGCTGACCGACCCCAGGCCGGTGAGAATCCGGCCACGCGCCCGCTCCATGACCTGAGAGGAGACGACTATGGGATATGAAAACCCGTACCCGCTGAACGATCTGGCGGCGGAAATCTTGAAGATCAACCGGGCGAACGGCTGGAAGGTCGCGACCCCGGAGGCGTGGGACGACGAGCGGCATATCCCGACGCTGCTCTGCCTCATCCACTCCGAGGTGAGCGAGGCCCTTGAGGGCTTCCGGGCAGGCGACCGCGAGAACGTCGCTGAGGAGTTGGCTGACGTGCTGATCCGGGTGCTGGACCTGGCCGGCGGGCTCGGGATCGACATGGACACGGAGGTGCGGGCGAAGTTGAAGAAGAACCGCCAGCGCGGCCACCGGCACGGCGGTAAGGCGATATGAAGCCCCCACGCCTACTCGACGACGGCCCGGACGCCCGCGGCTGGAGGCCAATCAAGACGGCGCCGAAGGGCGAGAAAGTGTTGTTGTTCTACCCGGCCCATCACATGGATCGGTACAGCCTCGGCCCGATGCTTATAGTGGGGACTGGTAGTCTCCCTCGCCGCGCGACCCACTGGCAACCGCTCCCCGAGCCACCGGAGGCCGAAGATGCCACAGGCTGAGGTGAATCCCGATGTCTGACACCCCGGAGTATAGCGCGAGCGAGTTCCGCCAGTACCATAGAAGGAAGACCGCAGAGTTGGCTCCGTGGACGCCGGAGACGGATATGTCGCGCGTCTCTTTAAGCCCAGAAGATCACAGGGACGGCTCCCCGAAGCCGGGCGACATGATCGCACGGAACCCAGCCAACCACGACGACAAATGGCTCGTCTCCCGCGACTACTTCGAGGCCAACTTCGAGCCCATGGACGCCGAGCCCACCCGGCCCGTCGAGAGCGAAGGTGCGGTGCAAAAGGTGGTCAGTGAAGCCGCCCGTTTCCGCCGGGTCATTCGCGGCGCTCTCGCCCCCTTCTGGCGGTCTAATCCAGGGGTCGGTGACCAGGAGATCGTCAACGCCGTCGGGAGGGCCGTGGGTGCGGCCACTTCAGCCCGGCCCGTCGAGAGCGAGCTGGTGGAGGCGCTGGACCTACCCGGCCACCGTTGCGAAACGATCCTGGACCTGAGCCGCTACATGCTCGACGGATCGGAGGTCGGCGGTCACTCGCGCGTCTGGAAGATCGGGCGACTTCTGGAGTCCATCGAAGGTGCGCCGAACGAGAGGTGGTGCTTCCACATCCGCACAGCATGGAAGCCGGAGGTCGTGTTCGGTTTTAACGAGGCCGACCTGAACTACCTTGCCGCCACGGCCTACGCGGCACTCGGCTACCACACGGCCCCGGATTGGATCGAGGCCATCGTCGGTGGTCAGGAGGGAGCCCGCGAGAAGCCGGAGCCCACGGCGCGCCCCACGGAAGCCGACCTCGAAGCATTCGTGGCGTGGCTGGAGGATCTGTCCGAGTGGGTCAATTGGGAGGATCGCCCGCTGGCCGTGCTCGAATGGGCGTGGAAGCGGTTCGGTGACACGACGATGCCCACACCTTCGGGGCTCCGTGCGTGGGCCGACTGGTTCGATGCGCCGGGGAGTCCTAGCGCCATCATGCGCGGCCCAATCTCGCCAGCACTCCTGCTTCGCAAGATCGCGGACGCGTGGGAGAGAGAGGACGATGCCTGACCCCACGGGCCCCCGCATCCACGATGGTGCCGTGTCCACTCCACAGGGGTGCCCGCGCGGCCTACCGTGTGCTCCTTATGCTCGGATCGCGTCGGATGGCTTCGCGTCCTTCTTTTGCTGCGGCGACAACCACGGCGATGCCCCGGTGCCCGAAGATCGGTTCCGCTTCTGCGTGAGAAGCTCGCACGATCAATCGCCAGTCGATGTCCTCGTGAACCTCGACCGCAGGGACGTGGCTGATGCGCTCTACGTGCTCGCGGGTGCGGTGAGCGTGAGCGCCCTGGACGAAGTAGTCGCATCCAATTCCACGGAGGCCCCCGATGCCGAGTGAGCCCAGAACCGCCACCGCCGTCCGCACGCTGGCCGACTCCGTCGATGCCGACATGGCCGAGATCATCGACGACCTGGAGCGCGCCGCCGCACGACTGAGCGCGCTCGAGACTGCCGCCAAGGGCCTCGACGGACTCGCGGGCGTGTGCCGAGCTAAGGCGACCGAGCTGGGCCTGATGCGCGAGGTGCTGTCCGACGAGGCTAGCGCGCTGCGTGGGCGGCTGTTGCCGGGTTCGAAGCCGGTGGCGGTCGTGGTCAGCGGGGCGCCGGCGGAATACGCCGTCAGTCAAAAAAGGGGTGGGGGATGAGCGTCGAGCCCCCGCCGCGCCGCTGGGATGTCTGCAGGGACGGATTGCCGCCTTCCCCAATCAGGGTCTTCCTCGATGGTGTCGGGCAACGGTACGTGACCGCCTACGATGTGGGCGAGGGATGGGTCGATGGGCTCTGCATAGACCCGGAGTGCCCGGCGAACAAGAGCGACGACGGTCGAACGCATGCGGACGCAGTCGACTACATGGCGTGTCGCAGACCACGCGCTTGGGGGCTGGTCGAGGTCACATGGTTGGAGCGCCAGCCATGAGCCTCGGCGCCTACGTCCTGACCGCCGCCCTGGCTGCGCTCGCGGGCTACTGGTTCGGCGCCTACGGGTTGCGCTGCGAGGGCACGGTGAGCTACGACGTGCCGTTGGGCGAGCCTGAGACGGGAGTCGAGCCGTGACCCTCCTGCTCGCCGTCCTGCGGCTGCTCGTGGCGATCCTGGGCTTTCTGCCGGAGTTGCCGGACTCGGCGAAGCGGTGGTGGGCATGAGGTTCGGCACGCTGTTCTCCGGAATCGAGGGCTTCGGGCTCGGATTCGAGCGGGCCGGTATGGAGTGCGCGTTCCAGTGCGAGATCGATGATCACTGCGTGAGCGTCCTGCGGCGCCATTACCCGAACGTGCCCAAGTGGCGCGACGTGAGCGAGGTGAACCCTGATGAGCTGCCAGACGTCGATGTTCTCGCCTTCGGTAGCCCCTGCCAAGACCTATCCGTGGCTGGACGCCGTAAAGGCTTGGGCGGCGAACGATCCGGGCTGTTCGTCGAGGCAATACGCATCTCTGATTCGCTCGCTCCCGACTGGCTGGTCCTCGAAAACGTCCCTGGAATGCTGTCCAGCAACGGCGGAGAGGACTTCGCTGTGGTCCTGGAGGGGTTCACCGGATTTCGCCCTGCCGCCCCGGAGAACGGATGGCGAGAGGCCGGGGTCTGCGTGGGGCCTCTCCGGTGGTGCGCCTGGCGCGTGCTGGACACACAGTTTTTCGGCCCACCCCAGAGACGCCGCCGTGTCTTCGTTGTCGGATGTTCTCGAGCCCCGTGTCGACCCGAAGTACTACTTGAGCCCGAAGGCATGTCGGGGCATCCTGCGCCGAGCCGAGAAGCGCGGCAAGGACCTTCCCCCCTCCTTGAAATCGGCGCTCGAACATCGGGCGACGGCTACCGAGACGGAGACGGGATAGGCCAGCCGGGCGACCCGATGTACACGCTCCAGGCGAGCAAGCAGCACGGGGTAGCCGCCACCCTCGACAGCGGCAACGCGCGCCGCCCGTCCGGTCTCAAGAACGAGGCTGACGTGCTGGTCGCCCACGCCTTGCCCACGAAGTACCGGGGCGATCCCCACGAGGGCACGGATACAATCGTTGCTCCCCCCGAAGCCGTGGCGTTCACCCAGAACAGCCGATCCGAGCTCCGGCTCGAAAACGGCGACGGCCAAGTGATCGGCTCCTACGCCGGTGACCGGGGCGAGTCGGCCCAGCAGCAACACTTCTTGCTCGCCCAGACCATCACCGCCGAGATGTACCGGAGCGGTGGAGCGACGGCTGGCAACAACCCCGGCGTGCGGAACGTGTTCGGGGCCATCCCCCGCAGGCTTACGCCGCGTGAATGCGAGTCACTGCAAGGATTTCCGCGCAACTGGAACGAGTGGGGCGTAGACGAGGACGGCAACCGCGTCGAGCTCAGCGACTCGGCCCGTTACCGGCAACTCGGCAACGCGGTCACGGTGAACGTGGCATTCTGGATCGGGCGCCGCCTTATCGAGGCCACCCCGTGACCCCCCTCACCTACCGCCGCCTCTCACCCCCCGACCGCAAGATCGTGCGCGACGCCGCCGCGTGCATGGGCCGCGTGAGCGCGATGCAGCAGGAGCGGCGCGGCAAGCGCAACGGCGCGCACTACGACGGGCCCACGGCCGACGCGATCATCTCGGCGCGCGTGGCCGACTGGCGCCGCCAGGTCCGGCTTCTCGACGCGACGATTGAGTATGCGATCGCGGAAGGGCTCTACACGCCGTACACCGGGCGGCGGATTTGGCGGCGGAGGCGGGGGGCATGAGCGACCTACGCCGCGTGCTCAACGAGGCAGCGCAAGGCGATTGCCGCCTCATCCGTCACGGGCAGCACGCCGCGCTCGCGCCTGCTGACGGTCATGGCGTGGACGCCAAGCCGCTCGGCCACATCGGCCTGCGTGCCGATGCGCTCGCGGAGCGTCCGGTATTCGTCGGCGGTCACGCGCCCACGCGCGCCATCAAGGCTTCTCGGCTCGGGCGTTCGGCGCGCTCGGCATTCAGATGCGCCATGAAGCACGGCCCACATGCCACCCTCACACGGGAGCCCGGTTCCGCTGTGCCCGATGGCGACCGCTGGGGCCTCGCAGGAGTCACAGCGCGCATCTCCGGCGCTCACGGCTTCCTGCACCGTCGTCGCCTGCTTCTGGGTTCCGTCCATCCACCGCTCGCGCTCTGCATCGGTCAGGTGTCTCATCGCTCTCTCGGTTCGGGTGCCGCCTCGTGTTCTCCCTACCATACTAAGCAATACGCTTAGTTGTGTCAACACCCTTATCCTGGAGGTGGCAAGGTGACCGTGAACGGAGCCGAGCGGCGCGTGGAGGTCCGGACCGACTACGGCGCATTCCTGCGGGCGAAAGCCACGCCGGGCGTACGGTTCGAGGGCGATCATGCGATTCTGCCGTCGTGGGGCGGCGCGGATATCGAGACATCTGTCGCGGTCACCGCCCATGCGCCCCACCTGCACGAGTATCAGAGATTCGCCACCACCTTCGCCGTAGCGCGCCAGCGCGCGGCTCTGTTTCTGGAATGCGGGCTCGGTAAGACGAGTATCGCGCTCGCGTGGATCGAGCACGTCCGTGCCGGGCGGCCTGCTATGATATGCGCGCCGCTGGCAGCCCTGCACGAGTTCGAGAACGAGCGGGCCAAGTTCTTCCCCGGCGTCCCCGTGCAGTTGGCGGAGACCGCCGACGTGGATGCGTGGCTTGCGGCTCCGGCCGGCGTGGCGCTCGTGACTCACCATGCCTTCGTGCGGGACCGTGACCTGTCGTCTGTTGCGGCGTTCGTGCTCGATGAGTCGTCGATCCTCAAGAGCGGAGACGGGGCAATCGCGCAGAGCCTCGTACGCTCGTGCCGCCCAGTGCCCTATCGGCTGGCTCTGTCTGCGACGCCGGCCCCGAACGATCCCACCGAATACGCGACCCACGCCACGTGGCTCGGCTACATGCGCTCGGACGCCGAGTTCCGGGCGCGCTTCTTCGTGCGCGACGGACGGGAATGGCGGGTGAAGGGGCACGCCAAGGCGGCCCTGCCCAAGTGGCTCGCACGGTTCGCGCTCTGGATGAGCGACCCCGCCGCCTACGGGATGCCGTGCTCCGCCTTGCCGGACCAAGAGTACACACTCCGCTACGTGGACCTGTCCAGCGTCGGTGAGGTGGACGTGGAGCGCGATCTGTTCGGTACGCCCGCTGGCGCGCTCGACATGAGCACGCGCGCCAGGCTGCGCTCCTCTCTGTACAACGCCCCGGAGAGGCTGGACGCGGTCGCGGGCCTGATCGACGGCCCGACGATCGTGTGGGCGATCCGCAACGCCCACGCCGACGCGATCGAGGCCCACCTACGAGGCCGGGGCGTGCGCGTCGCCCAGATTGCCGGCACAACCCCCGACGCCGAGCGGGTGGCCCATGTGCGGGCGTTCCAGGCGGGGGATCTGGGCGTGCTGGTGAGCAAGCCTTCCGTCATCGGGCACGGCGTCAACCTCCAGGCCGCCCGCCGAATGATCTTCGCCGGTTACGACGAGAGCTACGAGGCGTTCCACCAGGCCGTCAGGAGGGCCCACCGCCAAGGCAGGAGCGGGCGCCTGGAGGCCTACATGCTCACCACCCCGGAAGAGGTCGGCGTGGTGCGGACGCTGGAGGTCAAAGCGGAACGATGGAAGGAAGATGCCGCGCGCCAAGAGGCCGAGTTTGTGCGCGCACTGGAGAGCGACCTAAACGCCTATCGGACGGGACAACGCATGGAGACGTATACCGATGTGCCGGAGCGGACGGAGCCGGTCGAGACGGAGCACTTCCGCCTGACCCACGGCGACTCGATCGAGGTCATGGGGGACATGGAGCCGGAGTCCGTGGACATGGCAGTATTCTCGCCGCCCTTCGCCTCGCTGTTCACCTACTCGAGCGAGACCGCTGACATGGGGAATTGCTCGGACACGGGCGACGCCGAGTTCAGCCTGCACTTCCAACACTTCGCGGACGCACTCCTCCGTGTTATGAGGCCAGGGCGTGTCGTGGCGCTCCACTTGGCTCAACTGGTGGCGTTCCGCGCCCGCCACGGGCGGAAGGGCATCCGTGACTTTCGGGGCGCAGTCATCGAGGCGATGGAGGGGGCCGGCTTCCTCTACTACGGCGAGTTCGTGGTCCCCAAGAACCCCCAAGCTGCCGCCATCCGCACCAAGAGCGAACGGCTCCAGTTCAGCCAGTTCAAGCGCGACAGCCTGGAGAGCAGCCCGGCGCTCAATGACTACATGCTGGAGTTCAGGAAGCCCGGAAAACAGCGCGTGCCTGTCGATAACGACGTGAGCAATGAGGAGTGGATTCAGTGGGCCTCCGGCGTGTGGCACGACATCCGGGAGACTGACGTGCTCGGCTACCACGCGGCGCGCGGTGAGAACGACGAGAAGCACATATGCCCGCTGCAACTGACGGTAATCGAGCGGTGCATCCGCCTGTGGACAAACCCCGGCGAGGTCGTGCTGTCGCCCTTCGCCGGCATCGGGAGCGAGGTCTACACCGCCATCCGCCAACGCCGGCTCGGGGTCGGTATCGAGCTCAAGGCCGAGTACTTCTCCCAGGCCGTAGACAACTGTCGTCGCGCTGAGGCCGAGACCTACTACCAGGGCGTGCTGTCCATGGAGGCAATGTGACCTCGCCATCGACGGCAGACGTTACCGCTGGTCGCTCGACGTGGCTGGGCTGACCGAGCGGGCGTGTCCGGAGCGTGCGCCGCATTCGGGCGTGCTGGGCATCACGTTCATGCTGGACGGGGTCGAGCGTGAGGTGCGGAATTGGGCTCGGCGGGATGAGGTGTGGGATGCGGTGCGGGAGGGGATCGCGTGAGCAAGCCAGCGGTGGCAATCAATGAGCGGTGGAAGGCCAGCATCACGACCAGGCGGCGGGACATCTCCCACCCGGTGCACGGCTGGCCGTCGGCGCGGCTGATCCCCGGCAGCCGCTCGATCTATGCGTACGACGCGAGAGACGATCCGTCCTACGCGAAGGAGTGCCACCTCGCCGCCGCGCACATCCGGGGCGCTGGTCACGAGGAACGAATGCGGGAAGCGAACAGAAAAGCCGGCGCGTTCGAGCGTTGGTGGAGAGAGCAACACGCACAGAGTGAGGCTGCGGACTAATGGTCGTGGCTCATGTGGGGCCGGCGGACGAACCTGTAGACAACGAAGCCACGGAGGAGGCCCGCAACAATGCCTGACGGACGATTCCTTTCTAAGGCGATCGCGAACGATTGGGAGCTCAACCAGCGCGTTTCGCTCGAGGCCGACTACCTATTCGCTCGATGCATCCCCCACCTCGACCGCGAAGGCCGCATGCCCGGCAGCCCCGAGGAGGTGAAGGGTATCGCCGTGCCGCTCCGGCCAGAACTCTCCATCGCGGTCGTGGAACGGTGTCTCGAGGAGCTTGCGGAAGCCGATCTCGTGGAGTGGTATTCGGTCGACGGGCGCCCCGTCCTGCAATTCCCCGGATTCGACCGCCATCAGAAGGGATTACGTAAAGAACGCGAAGCAGAGTCAAGGTTACCGTCGCCGCAAGTCCATAGCGCACAAAAGATTACAGCATCACTCCGGAGTTACTCCGGACCTACTCCGGAGCACTCCGGATCTACTCCCGATCTACTCCCGCCTAAGTTTAAGTTTAAGTTTAAGTCTAAGTCTAAGTCTAAGAAAAACCCGTCTTCTACTACCTCACCGGTGGTAGAAACGAAGACGGCACCCGAAACCGAGCGGCGCGACGGGTTGGAAGAAAACGCAGAACCAACAGCAACCGCGACCACCGAGACCGACGAGCGCACCGATGCCCTGTGGAGCGAGATCGCGAAGAAGGCCCACCTCAAACTAGGGCTCGGCAAACTCAGCTACCGAGACGAGGCCCGGAACCGGGACATCCTGACGACCTGGCGCTACAAGAAGAACCGGGACCCGTGGAGCGTCCTGGCGGCGATCGAGGGCGCATGCCTCCTGCGTCGAGAGGGCGGGACATGGCTCGAGGATGGCACGTCCTACACGCTGGCAGCACTCGTCAAGGCGGAAGTCGTCGCCGACCAGGGCGACGGCACCGCCCTGCGGCCGCTGTTCGCGGTGGCCGAAGACCGATGGCGGAAGCACGAGGCTGGAAAAGGCGTACGCCGCTCCCGCGACGGCCCCACCCCGATCGCGGATATCCTCGGCCTCGACGGCGCCGCATGAGCACCCCCGTCTCGCTGGCCCGGTGGCTGACCCTGAACCCGGAGCACGAATCATGAGAAGCCTACTGCGTGACCTACCCGATGCGCTGCGTGACGCTGTCATGGTGGCCGCGACCGCGCTGACCCTCATGGCGGCCGGCGGCGGTGTGGTCTTCGCGGTCACGGCGGCCGCCACCACCGACCGTGCACCAGCCCCAGCCCCCTACGACACCCTCGCCCTGCACGCCGTCTTGCCCGACAGCGTCTCGATCGAGGCCGCGGCACCGGATAGCCTCTGCGCCTATTCGCACCGGGCCGGCGTCCGCTACCGGGTGCCAGCCGCCGCGGCATGGGACGATGACCTGGGCGGCGATGACGTCCGGCTGAGGGCTGCGCTCGGGGCGCATCGGTGCTGGAGGGTCGGGCGATGAGTGCCACGAGAATCCCCGTGAGCGCACAGGATGGCACCCAGAATCCACGAGGACGGCCTACCCCTGGTGGGGATGCCCCCGGAACATCGACGTGGATTCTGCGGGCTGCTGGGAGGAACCCATGAGCCCCGCTATCCGCGAGATGTGGAGCGCGCCGCCGGAAGTGGTGATACGGGGAGCCCTCGCGGGATGGGCTCCACACCTGGTAGAGGGCGGCATGGACGTGCTGGTGCGCATCATCAAGGCGAGGTGCGTGTTACTGGACGGCGAGGGCTACGTGGAGGCCGTCCAGCGCACATGGCGGGACCTCGACCCGACGACGACGAGCCTTTTGCTCTCGCCACGACCGATGACGGGAAGGTGCAGCGATGGCCGCCGAAAGCGTGAACGGCCTCGGCACCACGACACCGTGTCCATTTGACACACAGCCACCCAGGAACGTAGCTTGGCATATCCACCCGTCCACCGCGAAGGGGCCGACCATGAGCCAAGTCGACTGATGGCGAAGCAGCCCGCCCACCCGACGAGCGCCATCTGGGACACCATCGGCAAGATCGCCGCCGACGGCTCCATGCACGGCCAGCTCTCGGTGAAGCCGGACGGAGAGACGGGCCTGATGTCGTTCACGACGGCCGACGGGCAGCGCTTCGTCTGCGACGTGTATCGGCCCGAGGATGCTGCGGAAGAGAGGCCGAGGGTCGGCTGATGGCGAAGAAAGCCAAGGGGCCGGCGAGCGAGAACAAAGGTGGCCGCCCCAGCATCTACACCCCCGAACTCGCCGCGGAGATTTTCAAGAGGCTCTGCGAACCGCGCTCACTGCGGTCGGTCTGTGATGACGAGGACATGCCGACTCGCCAGACCGTTTTGCACTGGGTCGTGACGGACGCAAAGGGTAAACCGTGGTCCGGGTTTTCTTACCACTACGCACAGGCCCGGCAGGTTCAGGCGCATATCTGGGCCGAGGAAATCACCGACATTGCCGACGATTCCGGCTTCGACGCGAAGGTGACAGAGAACGGCATCGTCGTAGACGGCGAGGCCATTCAGCGCGCCCGGCTCAGGGTCGACACCCGGAAGTGGATGCTCTCCAAGGTGCTCCCCAAGGTGTACGGAGACAGGGTGGCCCACGAAGTTACCGGCAAGGACGGCGGGCCGATGCAAGTCGAGGTCACGCGCCAGGTCGTGCCAGCGACCAAGAACCGCATCGCAGCGGCAGCGAACGTCGGGAATGGCAACGGTCACCCTTGACATCCCCACGGCGGAATGGGCGCTGCCCCTCCTGGGACCGGCGCGCTACAAAGGCGCTGTCGGCGGCCGGTCACGCGGCGCATCACACTTCTTCGCCTCGCTCGCCGTCGAAGAGATGGTCTGCGACCCGAGCCTGCGTTTCGTCTGCATCCGCGAGGTCCAGCGGGCGCTCCGCTACAGCGCCAAGAGCCTCGTCGAGGCCAAGATCCGCAACCATGGTGTGTCGGATCAATTCGACGTGCTCACGAGTGAGATCCGCCGCAGAGGCGGCACCGGCGTCATGATCTTTGAGGGCATGCAGGACCACACGGCCGACTCGATCAAGTCACTTGAGGATTTCGGTCGGGCATGGATCGAGGAAGCCCACTCACTCTCCGAGCGCTCGCTGCGTCTGCTCAGGCCCACGATCCGCGCACCCGGCTCGGAGCTCTGGTTCAGCTGGAACCGAGAGAGCCCCGACGACGCGGTGGACAAGTTCTTCGCCGAACGTGAGGGCTATTCGAACGTCGTGCTCTGCGAGGCGACCTACGAGGACAACCCGTTCCTGCCGCCGGAGATGCTTCAAGAGGCCGAGGACGACAGGGCCACGGACCCCGACACGTACGAACACGTCTGGGGCGGCGGCTACTTCCTCGGTGGCTCGGGCCGGGTCTACGCATCCTACCGCGGCAAGCCTTACCCTGACGGGAGCCTCGACGAGGGCATCGAGGACACGGGTGGCGACCTGCTCGTGGGCATCGACTTCAACGTGGACCCGATGTCGGCGGTCGTGGCGGTCCGAGCCGGCGACGAGTGCCTGGTGCTCGACGCGGTCAAGATTCAGTCCTCGAACACGGAAGAACTTGCCGACGAGGTGAAGGAGCGTTACCCGGATCGGCGCTACGTGGCGTGTCCGGACCCGAGCGGAAACCAGCGCAAATCGTCCGCCCCGGTCGGCCAGACGGACTTCACCATCTTGAAGCGTGCCGGATTCGAAGTGCTGGCCCCGAGCGCGGCGCCGATGGTCAAGGATCGAATCAATAACACGAACGACATGCTCTACGACCGGAAGACGGGTCGCCGCCGCTGCCGGATTCACCCCAGAGCAAAGTACCTCACGACCGGGCTCTCGAACCTGGTGTACAAAGACGGCACGAGTCACCCGGAGAAAGGACCATACGGCCACGTCTGCGCGGCACTCGGCTACCTGCTCTGGCAGGAGTTCAATGTGTTGGCCGAGCCACCGTCCATCCGATTCGGGAGCGTGAGCGCGTGAGCTTCGATTTATCCGTACCCGTCTCGGAGTGCCCCCACTGCGGTGGCCGGATCGACTCCAGCGCCTACGAGGATGGCGGCCACGTGCCGGAGGTCGGGGACCTGACGATCTGCGAGCACTGCGCGCGCATCCTGCGGTTCGGGCGCTGGCTGATACTCGAGGCCATGAGCGACGGTGACGAACGCGCCCTGCTCGCGGCGGACGAGAATGTGCGGGCGACCTGTAACCAGATCCGGGCACGCAACCGGACGACAACCGATGTTATCAAGGGGCTGGCTCTGGGATGAAGAAATACGGGACGGACCCCAAGCTGCCAAACTACGCCCGCCCCGAGTACGTCGCGCTGGCGGACGATCTCCAGCTGATCGCGGACGAGATGGGCGGCACCCGCGCGATGCACGATCGCTCGAACGTCTACATCCGGAAGTGGGGCGGCGAGAAGCGCGAGAATTACAACATCCGCCGGCGGTGCGAGACGTTCTTCGAGGGGTTCGGGCGCACGCTGTCGGCGGGGGTCGGCATGGCGTTCGCGAAACAACCCCAAATCGAGTGGAACGCCGCCGAAGGGGTCATGACTCCCCACTGGGACAACATCGACGGCGCGGGCGCCAACGGTCCGGTATTCCTCAAGCGGTACACGGACGTGGCCCTGCGTGACGGGCTCGCGATCATCCTCGTCGATCATCCGAGCCCCCCATCGGTCGACCCGAGCCCCGACAACCCCGAAGGCGAGGTGACGGGCGACATGGAAGAGGCCCTGAATCTCCGCCCGATGTGGCGTAGGTACGAGCGATCCCAGGCGATCAACTGGATGGTCGAAGTGGTCGACAACGCAGCCACGCTCACCCAGCTCACGCTCGTGGAAGAGGTTGCGGTCCGGGACGGCACTTTCGGGGTGAAGCCCGTGGTACGGTACCGGGACATGCGGTTGGTGGAGGCGCCCGGCGGCGGTAGGATCGCGGGTTGGACACTGTACGAGCGCTCAGACGAGACCGGCGTGGTCGCTGACGAGTTTCGTATCGTGGGCTCGGGCGGGTTCACCAACCGGAACGGTGACCCAGCCACCAGGCTCCCGGTCGCGATCGCCTACACGGGCCGCTCGAACGGAATCATGGACGCGACGATCCCCTTGCTCGGCGTGGCGTGGGCGAACCTCTCGCACTGGCAGCTATCGACCTCGCTCCGGTTCAACACCGAGGTCGCCGGGCTCGCCCAACCGACGGTGATCGGTCAGCTGGTGGGCGAGCTGGAGATCGGGCCGCTGGTCAGCGTGACGGTCAAGGAAGGCGGGGACTTCAAGTGGACGGAACCCCAAGGCACGGGACTCGAACGGCTGGCCGGCCTCGTGCTGGAAAAGCTCCGCCAGATCGCCTCGCTCGGGGTCAGCTTCTTGCAATCGGACACCCGCGCGGCCGAGACAGCGGAAGCCAAGCGGCTCGACGCGACCGCCGAGAACGCCACGCTCGCGACCGCCATCACGGGCGTCGAGGACTCGGTGAACGCTGCACTCGCGATCCATGCGTGGTACGAAGGCATCGAAGGCGAGGGCGTGCCCACGATCGAGATGTCGCGCGACTTCGAGAGCACGGCGATGGCACCCGACGTGATGGTGGCCTATGTTCGGGCGATCAAGGACGCCGGGCTCCCTGTACGTATCATGCTCGACGCATGGCAGCAGGGCGGCCGGATCGCCGCCGACCGTGACCTGGAGGAGCTGGAGTTCGAGATGATGGCCCAAGCCGAAGCGGTCCGTGAGGCCGAAGAAGCAGAAGCGAAGGCGGCAGCGGAAAGACTCGCCGACGTGGACGCGGACAAACAAGGCGCGGCGGCATGAGCGGAAGGCTGTAGCATGGCCCTACCCGGCGACGATCCCAAAACGCTCGCGAAACTCACGGACGAAGAGATCCGCAGCGCACTCACGCTCGCGCTCTTCGAGCTCGACCTGCTGCTCCGGCTCTCCGCACTTCGCGGCATCCGCGTGAGCCTGGACCTCGTCGAGAAGGAGCGGGCGGGCACGTACCTGCCCGACTACACGACGGTGATCGCGCACGGCATCGACTGCGAGCACGGCCGCACGGCCAAGGCCACGGACCCGGATTCCGGCGAGCCGCGTGTGGTGTGTCTCGACTGCCGGAGGTGGGTGTGAATATGAAACCGCGCGTGAAGATCCAAACGAACACCGACGATCCACTCAACCCCAGCGTGGTGATCGACGGGCACGAGCTGGTCGGACACGGGCTCGTCTCCGCCCACGTCAATATCGATGGCGATTCGTTTCCGACCGTGACCGTGGTCATCGAGCCCGGCGAACTGGAGCTCGATGGGGAGTACTTTGTCCGGGGGCTTCCGCCGGTCGGGGAGCCGTTCAGTTTCGGGGGCAAGCGGTACAGGGTGGTGGGAGACGACGAGTGACCCCGATCGAGGCCGCATTCATCTCGCGCCTGGAGCGCCAGGCCCGGCAACTCTCTCCGGAGCTCGTTCGCCGCTACCTGGAAGCCTACCGGCTCATCCGTGGCGTGCTCAGCGAGGCGGAGATCGTCCGTGCCATCCGCTCCGGATCGGTCGAGCGGCTGATCGCCACGATGCTGGACGACGAGGCGTTGGACCCGGCCGTCGTCCGGCTCCGGGTGGCGCTGGACCGTGCGGTGCTCCAGGTGGCCGAGACGGAGGCCCGGCACTTCCCGTCATGGGTGCGGCCGGCGGCCTTCGACATCCTGAGCCCGCAGGTCATCGAAGCCGCGCGTCGGCTCGACCAGGTGCAGGCACGGCTCCTCAAGGACCAGGTGCGGGACACGCTCCGGACTGTGGTCGTCGAGGGCATCGAGGCCGGCCGGAATCCTCGCGCCGTGGCTCGGCAGGTAAAATCGCTCGTCGGCCTCAGCGAAAGCCAGGCCCAGGCCGTGCTCAACTTCCGGCGGCAACTCGAGACCGGCGACCGGGCGGCGCTCCGTCGTGCGCTCGGCAAGGGCGTGCTCCGCAGGCCCGACGGCTCGACGATCGTGCGCCGCGCTCATGCTGGCGGCGAAGGGCTCACCAAGGCCCAACTCGCTCGGCTCGACCGGCTACTCGGCAAGGAGCCACTGAGTGCCGCCCAGGTCGACGCCATGGTGGAAGCGTACCGGAAGCGCCTGGAAGCATGGAACGTCGAGACACAGACTCGGACGGCGATGCTCCAGGCGCAGAAGCAGGGACAGCGCGCCTCGTGGGAGGACGCGATCGCTCGCGGCGTGGTCCAGCGTTGGGACCTTGCCCGCTCATGGGTCGCGGTCGGCGGGCCTAAGGGTGACGGCCGGAACCGACCCGAGCACCTGATCCTGCACGGTACGGTCGTGGGCTTCGACGAGCCGTTCCCGAACGGCGACCTGATCCCCGGCGAGACGGACTACAACTGCCGCTGCCGGGAGCGAGTGTTCATCCGCCGGATGCGGCGGGCTGCGTAACCACGACACATAGAGGAGATCGACCGATGAAACTCCCGACGTTCGACAAGCAGGAAGAAATCCCCAAGGGATTCGAGGAGGCCTACGAGGAGGAGGACGGCAAGTGGGTCCCGATCGACGAGGCCGGGACCCTCAAGCAGGCGCTGGACGACGAGCGCCAGGCCAGGAAGAACGCCGAGGCCGTAGCCAAGAAGGCTGCCCGCGAGGCCGCAGACGCGGCCACCAAGCGCGAGGCCTCCGCCAAGGGCATGACGGAAGAGGAGCTCAAGAAAATCTACGATTCCGTCGAGGCCAACGTGCGCGCCGAGTACGAGCCCAAGCTGGCCGACATGGACAAGATCGTAACCGAGAATCGCGCGCTCAAGCTGGACAACAGGGTCAAGGGACTCTTCAAGAAGCACGGGGCGCTCGACGCCAAGCTCGACGACTTCTGGAAGCTGCACGGCGAGGAGTTCGACCTGACGAGCGACGACAAGCCGATGGTGCGCGCCGAGCCCGGCAAGGATGTGGAGCGCCACGTCCAGGGCATCCTCAAGAGCCGAAAGGAATGGACGCTCGGGACCAAGGGCGGGGGAAGCGGGACGGGGTTCAACGGCACGACGCCGACGACCGGCCAGAACGCGACAGGGCTGAGCTTCGAGGACGTGGTGAAGAACCCGGCCCTCGCAATCGCGGCGGCGAACGAGGGATAGTGGGGGTGGCACAAGGGGAGCGAGTGGACTGGTCGCAGCGGCGGGTCGGGTGGGTCGTGAGGGGGGACGGTTGCCACATCTGGAACGGTGCGCGGGACAGGGACGGGTACGGCATGGTTCATGTCTACGTCGATGACGGCGACGTGCTGATGCCCGCGCACCGCGTCAGGTACGAGGATGAGGTCGGGCCGATTCCCGAAGGCATGGTACTCGATCACTACATGATGCCCGGTGGATGCAGTACGTCCTGCTGCAATCCGGAGCATGTGAGGCCGATCACGAACCGCAGCAATATCCTGCGTGGGTGCAGCCCTTCGGCCAAGAACGCTCGCAAGTCGCACTGCATTCACGGCCACCCACTATCCGGCGACAACCTCATGGTGGGACAAGGGCGCGGCGGACTACCTCGCCGCTATTGCCGCATATGCCATCGTGCCCGCAGCACCAAGAGTAGGGCGCGAGCGAAAAAACAACTTGCGGTAGTGGCGGGATGGTGATACACTACTAGGTGTAGTATTCGTAGGACCGTTCGGCCGGAGTGATTCCGGCGCTCGTTCGGAGGGAGTGATTCCCTCAAACCAGCGCAAGAATCCCCGGCCCTTTCGTCGTTGCCCCGGGGAGTGACCACAAATCCCTGGGGGACCAAGATGGCCTCGATCACACTGCTGGAAGCCGCCAAGGCCGCATTCAACAACGGCGAGTCCAAGCGCGCCGGCATCATCAGCACGTTCGCGCGCTCGTCCGCGTGGCTCGCGGCAATCCCGTTCCGGTCGATCCCCGGCAACAGCTACGCCTACAACCAGGAAGGTGTCCTGCCTGGCGTGGCGTTCCGCGGGATCAACGAGGCGTACACGCCTTCCGCGGGCATCATCAACCCGGCCGCAGAGGCCCTGCGAGTCGCTGGTGGCGACCTCACGGTCGACTCGGCGCTGGTCAAGATGTTCGGGGACGGGACGCGGACCACCCACGAGACGATGAAGACGAAGGCGCTCGCCGCTTCGATCACGAACAAGCTGATCAAGGGCGACTCGACGACGGACCCGCGCGAGTTCGACGGGCTCCAGGTCAGGATCTCCACGAGCGGCTCGCAGTTCGTCTCGGCCGGCACGACCGACGGGGGCGATGCGCTCTCGCTGTTCAAGCTCGACCAGGTGATCGGCAAGGTGAGTGGCCCGAACAAGCAGCTCTGGATGAACAAGGCCATGATCCAGCGCATCACCCAAGCCGCCCGCACGTACACGGTTGGCGGGTTCGTGATGTGGAGCCCCGACAGCTTCGGTCGCCAGATCCCGAACTACAACGGCGTCCCCATGATCGAGCCCTATCCGGAGAACGACGGCACCGAGCCGCTGGCCTTCGATGAGCAGGGCGATCTCGGCGGGACCCCTGGGGGCTCGACATCGACCTCGATCTACTGCGTCTCGCTCGGCGACGGCTACTACCAGGGCATCCAGAACGGGACGATGGACGTCCGCGATCTGGGCGAGGACACGGACAGCCCCCAGCTCACGACCCGCGTCGAGTGGCTCGTGTCGCAGGTGGTCGAACATCCGCGCGCCGTCGCACGGTACGGCGGCATCAGCAACGCGGCTGTCGTCGCGTAAAGGACGGTCATCGTGCCGATTACTCGAACGGTCGAGGTGGCGCGCAGCACCGGCGCCAACCGCGTGAAGCGCGAGAGGGTCACCGTCTCGTTCCCTGACCAGGGCGCAAACCGAGGCGTAGGCGTTCTCGGCGTGCTCGAGGAGACGTTCGCGTTCGACGATTTCACGGACGGCGGCGCGGCCGTCGGGACGATCCAGTTCGCGGGCAGCCTGCCCGCTGGCGCGATCGTGCTCGGCACCAAGGTGCTCGTCGGGGACGGGTTCGCAGGCGACACCTCGGCCGCCATGACGATCGGGGACGGCACCGACGCGGACCGCTACAACACGAGCACGGTCGACGTGTTCAGCACGGCAGCGGACGGCGTCGAGTCCGGCGTACCGTCCGGGACGAAGCTTCTGGTGACCGAGAACCGCCCGACGCTGACCGTCACGACCGATGCCGACTTCACCAGCGTATCGGCGGGCGAAGTGACCGTCGCCATCTACTACATCCAGGCGTGAGGGAGAGACAACGATGCCACGGAACAGCAAGGATTTCACCTTCGATGCGGACCTTCAGCTGAAGGACGCGGGGCTCATCGCCGCCGACGACATCGCGCAGGTGGATGGGTCCGACAAGATCCTCGACTTCGGGGCGGCCCGCGTCGACGGGCGGGTGGTCATCGACGCGACGGCGGTCGAGGTCGCGGACGGAGACGAGAGCTTCCATGTCGTGCTCGAATTCAGCAACTCGTCGACCTTCGCGTCTGGCATCGTGCAGGGTCCGGGCTTCGTGCTCGGAGATGCGGCTGCGGCTGCGATGGCCAACGCCGACGCGGACAACGGCGCCGGACGCTACGAGCTGCCCTTCGCGAGTGAGATCAACGGCACGGTCTACCGCTACATGCGGCTCGCTGTGGACGTGGCGGGCACGGTCGGGACGGGTGTCGACTTCACGGCCTACGTCGTCAAGGACGCCTGATCATGCACAAGACGAGCGACGGAAAATGGGTGATGTTCGACCTGGCGACAGGGGAGCAGCGCGAGTACTGGCCGGTCGACGCCAAGGCGTTGATCGCTGCCGGGACGCATTCGGCTGAGCCGCCCGCCGGGACATCGGCGCGGTCGCCGTTCCAGCCCCCGAAGCACGTGCCGGCACCCCGGTCGGCGAGCGCCTCGGTGTTCGAGGTCGACGGTGAGTCCGAGGCGGCCGGTGAACCCGCGGCAGCCGACCTGCCGGAAGGCTACCAGATGGAACGGGCGGCCGGCTGGTGGAAGGCGTACGGGCCGGACGGTGAGCAGATCGGAGCGAGCACGCGCAACGAGGACGAAGCACTCGCGCTGATCGAGGAACACGCGGAGGGCGTGGAGGGATGACCCAGCCCGCCCGAAACCGTGATGGCCTCTGGGTCATCTACCACCGCCGCACTGGCCGAGTCGAGGAGCACGAGGAAGACGAGGCCAGGGTCCTCCTCGAGCGCGGGTCCCATGTGCCGTGGCCCGGCTCTGGGTTCGAGGGTGCGGAGAGCCCGGAGTGGCCGCTCCAGATCACGCCCGAGGAATCCCTGGAGCGGAACCCCGAAGGCCCGAACGCCGACCTGGCCCGCACGATCCTCGGGTTGGATGGCTGACCCGTGCCGGTCACGATCGTCGCGACGGTTGGCTCGGCGACCGCGAACAGCTTCGTCACGCTCGCGGAATGCCTGACCTACCTCGAAGGTAGGCTCAACGCCGGGGCTTTCGAGGACGCCGAGGCCGAGGACGATCAGAACCGGGCACTCGTTGAGGCCACCCGCGAGATCAGCCTACTTCAGTACGAGGGGGCCCGTACGGACAACGTGCAGGCGCTGGCCTGGCCGCGCACCTACGCCCCTGATCCCGATGCGTCGTACGTGGCCGGACTGACGTGGCCTGCCTACTTCGACGACGACGAGATCCCCCAGCGGGTCAGGGATGCGACCTGCGAGCTGGCGCTCGAGTTCCTGCGGGCGGGGACGGCGGATATCGCGAACCCGGACCGGAACACTGTCGAGGGGCTGGTCGCGAAGAAGATCGGCCCGCTGGCGTGGGAGTGGGACCGTCGCGCGGCAGGCAAGGAGGGGCTCTCGCGCTTCTCTCGCGTCTACAGCCTGCTCAACCCGTTGGCCCGGATCGGTACGCGCGACGTGGTGAGGTCCTGATGGCTTACGCCACGGAGCACGCGGACGCGCTCGATGGAATCCGAGAGGCCGGCGCTCCAGTGACGTTCACGAAGACCACGCTGGGGTCATACGATCCCGTGACGGGCGCATCGACACCCACGACCGTCACGGTGGCCGGGCATGCGACGCGCATCCCCGGCAAGCCCGACACCTACCAGGCGCTCGGCCTGATCGAATCCAAGGCGCCGACGCTGCTTTTCGCTCCCTCGGCCTACGGGGACGTGCCGCCGCTCGGCGCATCGGTCACGTGGTCGGGCGAGAAGCACGTGGTTCGTGACGTGGATCCGCTCGAGCCTGACGGCACCGCAATCCTGGCTCACGTCGTGATCGAGAGCGGGGGTGCGTGATGGGCTTCGGCGACGATCTCCAGTCGTTCGCGACGAAGGTCGACGGACGCCTGAGGGACGTGTTCGTGGGCGCCGTGGGCGACGTGCACGAGTCGATCACCGAAGGCTCGGAGGTCACGGGCGCACCGGGCCAGCCTGTCGATGAAGGCAATCTGATCGGGTCGTGGCAGCCGACGTTTCCCGAGGATCTGGTCGGCCAGGTCGCGACGGGCGTCGAGTATGCCCGCTCCATCGAGGAAGGCCAGCAGCCGCCCTACACGACGGAGCGCGGCACCGAGGTCACGCCCAGGGCGATGGTGTTCCGCTCCGAGATCGGTGGCGCACACTCCGTTCGGATGACCCGCGTCAACTGGGACCGCATCGTCGAAGACGCCACCCGACGCGCGAAGGCCGGCACATGAGCGTGTCCAATCTCGCGATGCGGCGGGCGCTCAGGACTCGCCTGCTCACGCTCTCCGTCTGCACGACCGGATCGACCACGCTTGGCGTCACAGCGACGGGCTACACGCGCGCCTCTGGCTCGTTCGTCGACGATGGCTTCTTGCTCGGGCAGGAAGTTGTGGCCTCGGGCTTCGCGGAGGCCGACAACAACGGGACCGCCGTCGTGACCGCCGTCACCGCATCCACGCTCACGGTCGATGCCTACAACGTCACGGACGGGGTGCCCGTCGACCGCGCGCTGGAGGTCGAATCCGAGGCATCGGCCCGCACGCTCTCCGTGGGTCTCCCCGTGCTGCGCGCATGGGAGAACATCGCGTTCGATCCGCCCGTCGGCGTGCCATGGGTCAAGGAGTCACTCGTCGGTGGCCCGTCCCAACGGCCCGGCATCGTGGGAGGCGGCCACGTCGAAGTCCGGCCCACGCTCGTCGTCCACGTCCACGCGGTCGAAGACACGGGCGCGGAAGCTTCCGACAGCTATGCGGATGCGTTGCTTGCGCTGTTCGCGCCCTCGCAGCCCATGACGCTCTCGACCGGAGACACGCTCCGGGTCAGGGGTGATACGGGACCCTACTGCGGCTCCTCGCTCCGGCTCGTGCCGGGCTTCGCCACGGTGCCGGTCACGGTGCCGCTTCGTCTCTACACGCTCGCCACCATCAGCTGAGGTACCACCATGGCTCTGCAATCCGGAAAGAACGTCACCGTGGCCTACAAGGAGCAGTCGGCCTTCGGCACGCCCGAGTCCGGTTCCGGGGGCACTGTCCTCACGGGCCTGCGCGCCTGGAGCGGCCTCGATCTCGCTTCCGCCGACATCCAGTCCCAGGCGATCCGGGGCGACGGCCAGAATGCGAAAGGCCGGCTCGGCTCGCAGTTCGTCACGGCGACCTACCCGATCGAGCTGGGCGTGACCAACGGGCTCGACTTCATCGAAGCGGGCCTGCGCGGTACGTGGGTCTCCGAGATCGCACTGGACGAATCGGTGGGCTCGCTCGGCGGGCTGACGGTGGGCACGGCCACCCTGACCGCGGCGGGTGGGTCGTGGATCACGCAGGGCGTGCTCGCCGGTCAGATGATCAAGCTGGAGAACCACAGCGAGGCCGCCAACAACGACAAGTGGGTGCGCGTGCTCAGCGTGACCGCCTCGGTGATCACCGTACCCGCCGCATCGTTCGAAGCCGCCTCGGAGGATGCCGAATGGGACCTGACCGTGGCCAGGCACGTCTATCCGGACGACCCGCCCACCGAGCGCTACTACACGATCGAGGAAGTCTACCAGGACATCGACGAGTCGGTGGTGGGCGAGGACTGCAAGATCGGCTCGCTGCAAATCCAGGTGAGCGCGGACAACCTGCTCACGGTGACGTGCGGGATCGGGGGCAGGGCGCTGGAAGAGTACTCGGACGCGAACAGCCCGCAGCTCACGGACCCGACCCGGACCGAATCGGCGGCGCTCGTGCTGCTTGACGGGCTGATTCGTGTGCGGGGCACCGATTGGGTCAACATCACCACGCTCGACCTGACGTGGCAGATGAGCCCGCAGGGACAGCCGGTGGTCGGGACGCGGGTGAGCCCCGACGTATTCCTGTCGAACGCGGTCGGAACGGGCACGATCTCCATGCTGACCGAGGATCTGGCCGAGTTCACCGCATTCAAGGCCGAGGACCAGGTCGAGCTCTTCCTGGTGGCCCAGGAGCCCGAAGCCGACCCGGCCGACTTCATCGCGATCTACGTCGGCAACGGCGGCTATCGCTCGTCGCAGCGGCCCGCCGGCAACGACGGCGGCCTGGTCCAGACGCATTCGTTCGTGTTCGGCGTGGACGACCGCGGAGCCGGCTACGCGCCGGGCATGATGCTGGTCTCGACGAGCGTGAGCTGACCCGAAGGACCCCGGCCCCGAAGCACGCACGGGGCTGGGGAGCAGGACCAGGTGGGAGCGAAGCGAAGCCCGTCCCCTTCTTCCGTCGTGCTGGCGAAGTCTGCCAGGCGTGCCGCGGCGGGAGTAGGGGCACCCACAACTCAGGAGCACGCGCCTGATCATGAGCGACGAGACGACGACGGAAACGACGGAAACGACGGAGGCTGTCGAGGCCCAGGGCTTCGATCTGGCGGCCGCCAAGCCGGTAGCCGAGCGCGAGGAAGAGGGCCGGGAGGTCCACGTCCGCGGCGCGGACGACACGCCGCTCTACTACGCCCATGACGGCGAGCGGAAGCCGGTCACGATGCGCGTGGCGGGCACCTACTCGGCCCGGTACCGGCGTACCGAGGAAGCGCTGCGCGACAAGCGACTGAAGCGCGGGCGCTACACCGGCGAACAGGCGGAACGGGACACCCTGCGACTGCACGCCGCATGCGTCATCTCGTGGAATGGCTTCTTCGACGCCGGCAAGCCGATCCCCTGCACCGACGCCAACGTCCTGACGGTGCTGCGCGCGGCCCGCTGGATCGACGAACAGGTCAACCTCGCGATGAATGATCACGAGGGTTTTTCCGAGCCCTCGTCAGGGGGCTGATCGAGCATGTCGCACACCTGGCCCGGCTCAACAAGCGCGACGAGAGCGGCTCGTCGGTGCGCGAGCACCTTGAGCTTTCGTTGCAGCGCCGTGCGGCGACGCCTGCCGACATCGCCAAGCACGCGGCCAGGAGGAAGCGACTCGACGGGCCCGGCTACCCGGACGAGCTCGACTACCTGTTCGGCTGGTGGCTCGAGCTGTCGGCGCATCGCAGGCCGGACGGGTGGGGTGGCGTCCATCCGCTCGAGTGGCCGGACGTGAAAGCGTGGGCCGAGTTGACGGACCGGCGGCTCCAGCCGCACGAGGCCGAAGCGCTCATGGCGCTGGACCGTGCCGACCGTGCCCCCGGTCCCGACCCTGACGACGAGGATTGACGCGGCATGCCCGAGACCTCCGGCGGCGTGGACATCGCGACACTCGGCCTTCGGGTCGATGCGCGGCAGTTCGCGGACGCGTCGGCCGAGCTCCAGAAGTTCGCGGCCGAGGGCAAGAAGGTCGAGCAGGCGTCCGAGCGCATGGGCACGGCGGCGGACCGTCAGGCCGAGCGCATCCAGGCCCTCGCGCGAGCGAACCAGCAGCGCGTCCAAGCCGAACAGCGCGTAGCCCAGGAGACGATCCAGGCCCAGGAGGCCATCGACGCCGCGCACCGCGCGCACCTGGCGAACCGCGAAGCCACGCAGCGTCGAGCCGCGGAGGACGAACGCGCCCAGGCGGTCTTGCAGGGCCGCGAGCGTGCCCAGGCCGACGTGCAGGCCGCCGAGCAAGTCTACCGCGAGGAAGTCGCGCGCATCCGCGAGGCCCAGGCCAGAGGCTTCCTGAATCCGCAGGACGCGGCCCAGGCGGGCCGGGAGAGCGCGGAAGCCTACAATCGCGCCGTCCTCCAGACCATCGACCAGAACGCCACGGCGCTCAGCGGCAGCGCGGGACGCGAGGCGTTCACGGAAGTCGCGGGCAGCCTCAAGAACGTGGAGGAATCCGGCAAGCGCGCCGGGCTCGGGCTCGGGCGCCTGAACGAGACCTTCGCGTCGTTGGCGTCGCAGGCGGCGGGCACGCATCCGGTGGTCGGCAGGCTCGCGGGCACGGTGGGTTCGTTCGCTGTCGGCTCGGCGTTCATGGTGCCGGTGCTGGCGGGGATCGCGGCGCTCGGCTTCGCGTGGCAGGAGTTCACGCGCGAGAGCCGGAAGGCGCGCGAGGAAGCGCGGCGCTCGGCGGACGCATTACTGGCACTAGCGAAGGCCGCAGACATGGACCTGCGGGGCAAGATCGGCCAGGACGTTGACGCGTCGATCGGCCACCTTGAGCGGCTCGGGGCGGCGGTGCAAAGGCGTATCGGCGGGCTCGCTGCGGCCGAGACATTCGGCGGGCCCCTGGCTGTTGGACTGCGCAGCCTACTTCGCAAGATGGTCGACAACGCCGAGGCGGGCTACGACGAGCTTCAGGCAGCTATCCGAGAAGGTGAACGCGAGGCGCAGAAAACGCTGCGCGAGGAAGGCCAGAAGTACGCGCGCATGCTCCAAGATCAGCGCGACGAAGAGCGGCGCATCCAAGAGGAGCGCGCCCGCGCCTTCTCCGAATCCCTCGCCGCGCCCGGCCAGGAAGCGGACCTCTTCGGCAGCGCGATCGACACCGGCGTGCTGAACACGGTCGAGGAGCTGCAAGCCGCGCTGGAGAAGATGCAGGGCCAAGCCGAGCGGCTGCGCGACATCGAAGCGACCCGCACGCTCAGCATGCAGGACCAGGTCGCCGCGGCTGAATCGCGGCTCGCCATCGAGGAACGCACCGAGGCCGTGCTGCGCCGCCAGCAGACCCTACGCGACGTCAGCGGCGCGACCGGCCGCACTGGAGCCGTCCCCGGTGCCGGACAGCTCGCCGTGGCGGGCGGCGGCACCGTGTCCGGTGTGGCTCGCATGCCCGACGTCATAGCTATCGCCGGCCAGATCCGGGCGCAGTGGCTCGCGACGATGAACCTCATGGGCAAAGACGTTGAGGAGCTGATCCACGGCACCGATGACCTGTCCGAGCGCCGGCAGCAGGAGCTTGAGGCGATCGCCGGCACCATCATGGGCGTTGCCTCGCTGGCGGACCATCTCTTCGGGCTCGAGGGTGGTGCACGTAGTGCGGTGCGGGGCGTGTCGGACCTGATCTCGGGCATCTCGCAGCTGGAGTCGGCGAAGGGGCTGGAGGGCATCGCCGGGACGGTCGCCCAGATCAGCGGGTGGGCGGGTGTGATCGGGGGCGCGGTGGGATTGCTGGACGGTCTGTTCGGGGGCGGCTCACAGAAGCTTGAGCAGGCTCGCGAGCGGTTCGGGGACGCGCTCGACGACTTCGTGGACGAGCTGGCCGACGCGAGCCGGTGGGAGCGGCTGCGCGCCGATGCCGCCGAGGGCGTGCAAGCACTGATCGACGCGTTCATCGAGACCATCGATGTTTTCGAGGTGAAGCGCGCGCCGCATCAACTCCGCGAAGAGTTCGAGAATCTCGTCGAGGACATGGGGATCGAGGATGCCCTGCGGCGATTCGCTGACATCTACGGTGGCGGCGCGGCTCAGGCGCTGGACGCGTACCTCGCCAAGCTCGAACAGATCGAGGAACAGCGGCAGCGCGAGGTCAAGGCGCTGGAAGACGACATCGCGATTCGCGCGCTCGTCGCGCAAGGCATGGACGCCGAGGCCGAGGCCATGCAGCTGCGGCTGGAGCGCGAGGCCGAGCTTGCGCACGCGGCCGAGACCGGTGGCGACGCGCTGGTGGCCCTCTACGAGAACCTGTACGTGCTGGAAGACGCGGCCCGGCGAGCGGCCAAGATGTTGGAGTTCGAGCAGCTGTTCGAGGACGCGTTCCAGCAGCGCGCGGTCCGTACGGGCGACTTCGACGCGCAGCGCGCGGCCGCGGAATCCGACCTGCAATCCCAGCTCGACCCGTTCCGCGAGTTGGTCGAGGCCGGCGAGCTGACCGAAGAGGCGTTCCTACACCTCGCGACGGTGATGCGCGGCGAAGTCATGGAGGCCATCGCGGCCCAGGAGCGCGCATGGGAGCACCAGACCGACCAGTTCATGGCATCGCTCGAAGCGCGCGAGCTTGCGTTGGCCGGCGACGATATGGGCGCGATGGAGGCGCAGCTTCGCGCCGAGGGCGAGGCGGAGTTGTTCCGGGCCGACGAGATGCGCCGGGCGGGCCAGATCAGCGAAGAGGCGTTTGCGCGACTCGCTGCGGTGATCGAGGGCGAGGTCGTCCAGGCGCTCCAAGAAGCCGAGCGCGCGGCCCGCGAAGCCGCTGCGGCCGAACGCTTCCGCGCGATGGTCGACACCGAGAATCTGCGGGTGCGGCTGCTCATGGCGCAGGGCATGGGCGAAGAGGCCCGCCAACTCCAGCAGACGCTCGAAGTGCTGCAGGCCGTGCAGGACGGGCGAGGCGCCGAGTACGTGCGCTTGCTCCAGCTCGTGCACGCGGAAGAGGACCGTGCCGCGTCGCTCGCGAAGCAGCGGAAGGCGATCGAAGACACGAACCGGGCGATCGAGGACACGGTGCGCGTGCTGAATCGCCCGACGGGCTTGCGGCTGTCGTTGCTGGAATGGGGCGCGCAGGCGGCGCAATCGACCGACAGCCGCGCGCCGAGCCCATGGCGCACCACGAGCCCCGTTGACCAGCGGTCGGCAATGACTTCCGGAGGCGGCGGGCAGGCGACCGGCAGCGTCGACCGGTCGGTCACGATTCGCGAAGTCCATATCCACCCGCCGCCCGGCGAAGATGGTCACGCGCTGCTCAGGCGGATGAAAACGGCCGCCGACCAGCAACGCGACGCCGGCGGCCCCGATCCCTTTGTCTACGTGCCGAGGTGATGCGATGCGCCGCTTTCTGTCGATCCTGTTTCTTCCGCTCTTCCTCGCGGGCGGTGTGCCCGATATCCCGGAGGACGACATGCCGCTCGTGACGCTGCCCCTCCAGACGAGCATAGGCAATGCGCTGCTGGGCGATGTGAAAGGGCCGTGGAGCCCGTGGGTCAACGACGACGACGACTTCATCCTGCCGGAGGATTTCTGGTTCGTCCAATTACTCGGTACGCCCGACATCAACGAGCGCGGCGGATATCTGATGATCCCGGAGCACGCGACATCCGGGTCGAGCGAGGATTTTCCCAACGGCTTGTCCTGGCTAATGCGCGTTGAGTCGAAGGATGCGTTCTCCTTGTACGACACGGAACTGTACTTCCGGTGGCAGCCGGTGACGAGCGACCTCGTGTGGCTGACGCGCATACAGATTTTCGACGAAGTGGACGGGGTCTTCGCTTGGGTGGAGATCGGGAGCGACGACCCGGAGCCGTTCATTCTGGCCGAGATTTTCGGCAACACGTCGAGCGCATTCGGCAATGCCGACTACGACCCGGTGACCCACCGATGGTTGCGCATCAAGCACGACGCAGCGACGGACGTGCTCTCCTTCTCGACCGCACCGCCGGGTGGCACATGGAGTGTGATGGCGTCCCTGGACATGGACGGCGATTCGGTGCGCAATTTCAAGATTGAGATGCTCGGCCAAGCGTTCACCAACGCGGACAATCCCTCGACGCCCGGCTGGTGGGGCCCCTGGAATCCCGGCCCCGAGACGCACGACCTGCCGCTGTTCACGACCGTCGGCGACATCCCCGTCACTGGCGTCGGCGTGAATCTGCCGCTGATCACGCAAGTCGGCGACAGCCCCGAGGATGGCCTGGATCTGGACGACGAATGACCCCCTCACCCCCTGCACGAGGATAGATACGATGGCAGCGAAGAAGCCGAAGGTCGGCGACCCGGTGCTCTTCTACGGGCGGCACCTCGCGGTGTGCGCTGTCGAGAAGAGCCCGAAAGGCAACATGCTCGCGAAGGTCGAGGCCCCCAAGGAACGGGCGGAGCTGGAGGCGGTCCGGGACAAGATCCGCGCCGCGCGCAAGCAACAGGCCGAGGCCGAGCCCGGTGGCAGCGAGTGGGCGAAGCTCGCAGACGAGATCACGGCGCTCGACAGGTCGGCGGTCGGGCAGGCCGTCATGACGGTCGGGCTCCGCTTGGACCTGCTCTGGTGGTGGGACGAAAAGGAGTGCTGGGTGAGCGACGGGCGCATCCTGACGACCGACCAGCGCGAGGCGTTCCAGAAGATCATGGCGCTCAAGAAGGTGCGGCCCGAGCAAGAGCGCGGCGCGCTGCTGTTCCTCGAGTCCCAGGATCACCCCAGCGTGACCAAGGAGGTGTGAAATGGCGGCCTTCAATTTCGTTGAATCGTTCTCGGAGATGCTGGCCGAAGGCGCGCACGACCTCGATGCGGACACCCTGATCGTCTACCTGTCGAACGCCACGCCGTCGGCCTCTCTGGACGCGGTCAAGTCCGACCTCGCGGAGATCACGAACGAGAACGGCTACACGGCGCCGATCGACATCGAGAACGCGACGAGCCGGACGGGCGACACGACCACAGTGACGGCGGTCGACAAGACGGTCACCGCGGACTCCGGCACGGTCGGCCCGTTCCGGTACGTGGCGCTCGCGAACGACGACACGACCGGCGACATGCTGATCGGCTGGTGGGATTACGGCGAGGCGATCACGCTCCAGGACACCGAGACCTTCGACATCGACTTCGGGTCAGACTCGGTGCTCACGGTCGCGCCGGCGGCCTGAGTCTCCGCGTGACTCTCGCCTTCCCTACCGTCCTCCGGCCCCTGCGGCGTGTCTGCCGTGGGGGCTCGGGGTGCTGTGAGGTAGCGGCGTGAGCATCGTCCGGGACGTGGCGGGGTTGGTCGTCGAGGACGACTTCGACCGGGCGGACTCATCGACCATCGGAGGCGACTGGGTCGAGCGGTCCGGCAACTGGGAGATTGCCGACAACCGGCTACGTGCGCCGTCCGGGTCGGCGTGGATTGATCACGACGTGGCTGTTGATGGCGGCTTTGTCCAGTGCGTCTCGCGGGTGAGTGCGTCCAGTTCGTCGTTCGGCATTGGTCTGCGGGCCGACTACGATGGCGGAAGCCCGGACGGGTATATGGCGATCGTCGTCGCCTTCGACGACGTCATCCGGCTCTACCGAATCAGCAACGGATCGTTCACACAGATAGCGGAGGAGAGCGTAACGATCGACCTGGACACGGATTACGTGATCCAGTTCGACGTGGCCAACGGTGTGCAACGGGCGTGGGTCAACGGCGTCACCGTGTCGGCCAGCGATACGACGTATGATGACGTGTCGGGGGTGCTGGCGTTCCGCAAGACGGGGACCGACACCGCGGTCGTGACGGACGATGTGGTCCGCGCCCCGGTGCCGACCATCATCGTCGAGGGCCTGCCGACGGGCTACAAGGCGAAGGTGCGGAACAGCGGCGGCACGGTCGTCGCCCAGGCCACCGAATCCGGCGGCACCGCGACGATCAACGTCAGCCTCTACCAAGAGGCGCAGAGCGCGGGCACCGGAGCCACCGAGGTCGTCCCCATCGGCGGCTGGACCGACCTCATCGTCACCGACGGCGACGACAACATCATCGAGACGTACGACGCCACCGGGGTCTATCCGGGGGACGAGTACACGTTCGTGCTCGAAGCTGCTCTCGATGCCCAGCCCGGCGCCGTCGAACTCACCGGCTCCCCCGCCACCCTGACGGTCGCCCGCACTCTGAGCGCCCAGCCCGGCGCGCTCACCCTGACGGGCCAGGCTGCCGGCCTCGCGCGCGACCGAAGCCTCGCGGCGGAGGCGGGCGCAGTCCAGGTGACTGGCCAGCCAGCAGGACTCACGGCAGCGCGCATCCTCCAAGCGCTCGCGGGTGCGATCGAGATCACCGGCGAGGCCGCCGAACTGACGCACACCGTCGGCGCCTCGCTCGACGCCCAGCCCGGCGCGATCGATATCACCGGGAGCCCGGCAACGTTCCTGCACGTCAGGGCCTACCTGCTCGATGCGGAGCCGGGCGCCATCGAACTCTCCGGCATCGACGCCGCGCTCACGTACTCGGCGGGCGTCACGCTCCAGGCGGAACCCGGCGCGATCGAGTTGACCGGCATCGCGGCCGCGCTCACGAACAATGTGCCGATCGTGCTCGAGGCCGAGCCCGGCGCCATCGTCATCACGGGGATCGGCGCAACGCTCACGGGACCCGAAGTCGTCGAGGGCGAACTGGTGATCGACGGCGTGGCGTATCCGGTTCTGGCGTTCCGCATTCCCGCCGAGGACCGGGACGCGCAGACGAGCGCCCAGGACGGCACGTGGCGCTCGACGCAGAAGGGCGCGGGCGTCCGGCCTCGCGTCATCCAGGCCCGCGTCGGTCCGCTCCCGACCGCCGACCGTGACGCGCTGATCAACAGTTCGCTGACGTCGCCCGGCGCGATCCACTTCCGGGGCACGTTGCTCGGCGAGATGGTGGTCGCGGTGCTACGCTCGGAGATCGGATTCCAGCCGACCCACGTGCTCGCCGACGAGTGGTCCGTCTCGTTCGAGGCTGAGGAGATCCCCTCGTGAGCACGCCCCTCTACCTCACCATTGGCGACATCGAGAACGTCTCGATCAACGAAGGGCAATACCAAGCGCGCATCATCCCGCGTGCCGAGCCCGTCCGCACCTACGACCAGGTACTCCACGCCCAGGTGACGGAGAACAAGGGCTTCGATCGCGTCTGGGGTCCGCTCACCACGCCGCCGCTGGACGTGGACGATGCGCGCGCGCTCTACGAGGCGCTCCGCGAGCCCGGTGCCCGGATCGTCGACGGCTCGCTGGTCGGCACCAACGTGCTCTGCCATCCCCACGCCGTCGAAATCGCGTGGACCAGCCAGATCGCGCAGGAGGCGCAGGTCACGTTCAGCCTGCGGCAAGCGAACGAGGTCGCCGGCCAGGACCGCCAGGAGCTGCTCCGGGTGTGGGTCGCCGACGCCAACGACGCGCTCGTCGACCTGAGCGAATGGTTCATCGGCGGCACGGTGACGGCGTCCATCGAACAGTTCGCGAAGACCGCGAACCTGACGTTCATGCGCGAGGGCGTGACCGGCTCGATCGCGCCGCTCGTCGCGAATCCCGAGCCCATCTCCGATCAGCGCCGGGTCAAGATCGAGTGCGCCATCATCGACCTGGGCGAGACCCCGGTCGACGAAGACTGGTGGGTCGAATTCGAGGGGCGTTCCGATGACATCGCGTGGGGCGGCTGGTCTCCTCAGATCACGTTGCCCTGCCGCGACAAAGCGGGCCGCGTGCAGGACACGATCATCGAGGGCGTGGAGCGCTACGGTTCCGCGGACGGGACGGAGCCGTCGGAAGACGTGATTCAGGCGCTCTACGACAACAACCTCGACCCGTCCGAGACCATCGTTGTGGTGGGCGACCCCGACCAGGGCGTGAACCTGTTCGATCAGGACGAATACGTCTCGCTGGCCGACCCGGTGCTCGAGGTGGCGGGGCTGAACGGCTGGGATTTCCGGTACCTGCCCGACGGCAACGACGAGCACCAACCGACGCTCTACGAGCCGCCGCGCACGAAGACGGTGCCGGACATCACCTTCGCGCTCAGCGACTACTTCGCGATCGAGGACGTGAGCCGGAGCGGGCGGAACGTGCGCAACGTCATCGTGATCGCGGTCAACGACGCACTCACGGTCACGGTCGAAGAAGAAGACCCGGAAGATCCGGAAAGCTCGCGCCAGATTTACGGGCGCAAGCCGATGAAGCTCGACTACACCGACTCGGCGCGCGTCCAGACCGAGCCGCAGGGCATCGCGCTCGGCGAGGCGATCCTGCAAGACACGGCCTTCCCGACGACCAGCCACGTCGCCCAGAACGCCCTCGTGCGGGTCGCGTTGCAGGACTTGGCCAGGTACCCGGCGAACGGCATCCACTACACCGCGGACCAGGACGTGGCGGTCGTGGGCTACACGCACACGTTCACCCCGGACGGGCCGAACACGACCAGCATCGAGGGCTCGATCAGGCCGCGCGCGCCGGTGAGCAAATGGTTCAAGGAAGAAGACCGGCGCCGCACCCGTCGCATCGTCGCGCCGTTGCCCCCGCCCACGTTGGGCGTCGACGACCTGGTGCTGCTGTTCACGAAGCCGGACGCGACGGCAGGCTACACAGAGGAATCGACCGCAGCGGAGTCGCTGGGCGGCTGGATCTCGATCACGTCCATATCGCTCGATGTAGACGGTCTGTTCGGCCCGTACGACGAGACGCAGCGGCAGGCCGGATTCACCGTCTACCGCTCGGTGGGCGTGGCGAACATTTCGAGCGACGCGATCCCGTGGGAGGACGTGCTGGCGTGGCTCCTGGAGCCGGTGCGCACGGGCCTCGATTGGTCCATCGCGATCGACCCGGCGGGCGTGGTCGATCTGGAGAGCGAGACGATTCAAGGTGCGATCAGCGCCGACGAAGAAACCGAGCCGGACGCGACCCCATCGCTGACGTGGGTCCAGCCCGATTCGAGCACGCACGAGGACCGCATCCAGCTCGGCACGCTGGAGCAGGGCGAGGCCGTCATCTTGCACATTCGCCTCGTGTTCGCGGCAGACGCGGTGAGTCGCATCACGGGTGACCTGGTGGCACTGCGTGAGACGCTTCCGTCGGAGGCCGCGTGACCTATTACCTACGAACAGAGGCGGCACCATGAGCAAGGGCAGAATCGACCTGGTACGCGACGGCCCCTACCGCGTCGTCGTGGACGGCGAGCCGACGGCGGACGGATATAACGAACTGAAGGAGGCGCAGCAGGAGGCGACGAACGCCCTGCTCGCGAACCCGGACGCGACGGTCTACGTCGAGCAGCCGGACATGCGCGTGGAATGGAAGGAGAAGCCCGGCGGGCCGAGCCCCGAGCCGGAGCCGGAACCGGAGCCCGAGCCGGAGCCGGAGCCGGAGCCGGAGCCAGAACCCGACCCGCCGGTGGGCCCCGACCCGCCCGCAGAGCCCGGCGACCCGGAGCCCGTGACCGACCTGCGCGTCGTCGATGTGGGCGACGACTACGCGGTCCCGCGCTGGACGGTGGGCGACGACGGGACGGGCAAACCGGCGAGCTACCGGCTGCGCTACGGCTCGCCCACCATGCCGTCATGGGGCGGCGCCTCGGGCACCACCGAGATCGTCAAGGGCGTGAAGATCGGTGACTTGCTCGATTACAGGGTGCCCGACCTGGCGCCGGGCTCCGACCACGAGTTCCGGGTGCAGTCGTATCGCGAGAGCGACGATGTGCGTAGCGGGATCTCGGGCCCGGCGTTTGCGACCACGACCGGGGAGGCGGGTGGCGAGCCCGAGCCCGACCCCGATCCGGACCCGCCGAGCGGCGACGAAGTGCCGCCCGACCCGGACCTCGATTTCGCGCTCGCGGACTTCGACGGTGGAACGGACTTCGAGACTGCGAACTTCGACTGCGCGGGCGACCTGAAGTTGAGCAGCCCGAACGCGACGAGCGTCGTGCGCAACGATGGCTGCGCGGTGTGGAACAAGAAGCCGATCCTCAACTGCGGACACGCGGCGAAGCTCTGGGAGCCCGACCCGTGGCTGGGTGGGCGCCACGCGCACCGCACTCGCTACGAGGCAGGCAGAAGCCAGTCCGAGCAGCGGTTCTCCTTGCTCGGCGATCGGTGGCCCGCCGTCTGGCTTTTGATCGGCCTGCGGGTGCCGATCAACTTCGACCTCACTGGCCAGAACGCGAAGCTTTTGGGGCTCTGGCAGAACGCGTATGGCACCAGCGACGGCAAGACCTGTGTCATCGAGTACAGGCCGGACGCCGCGGGAGCCTACAACTACCTCAAGATCGGCGGGAGCGGAGACCTGGAGAAGGCCCCGTGGATCACCACGCCCCATGATCGCGGGCGTCACATGCAGATGCTCGTGGGCGTGGGTCTCGAGTCCTCGCCCGGCGCTGCGGATGGATGGTGGGACGTGTTCCGGCGCTGGCACGGCGAGCCGTGGGAGCGGACGCACCGGCTGCGGGATGCAGCCATCGAGGACAACGCGGCGCGCGATGGGTTCCGGCACGGGTACTGGATGGGTTGGGCGAACACGCCCTACGCCGTGGAAACCGAGTGGCTGGCCGGGCACGTCGCGGTGAGCCGCGCGCGGCCCGCGCTGCCGGGGCTGCCGGGCTGACCCCGTGAAATCCGTCGATTCCATCTTCTCGGGCATGAGCGAATTCCACCGCGGCGTGCTCGCTATGGTGGGCGTGTCTGCGATCATGCTGGGCTTCGGCTTCGCCCTGGGGTCGATGGGTCTGCGCGACGACATGGACGCGCTCAATCGACGAGCTGCGAATCTGGAATCGGACCTGGCGACCGTGCGCGCGACGGCGGCCACGAACGGCAGTGCGATCGCGAGCATGCAAGCGCTGATCGACCGCGCGGACCTGGCTCGGCTGGGCAACCGGGTCGCGCGCATCGACCGGGAGGTGTGCCTGCTGCGTGCGGACCAGAGCGGCACAATCAGCCGGGCGATGCAACAGGAGTGTGCGAGTAGGTAGGCGGTATCATTCTTCAACTCGGGAGGGCACGATGGCAGACGCAGCGGGCGGGCAACCGAAGATGTACGGAATCGACGCCGTGCACATGGGGAAGTTTCTCGACGCGGTAGAGCAACACGGGCGAGAAAACGTGACCTTTTGGCTGGCGCCGAAGGGGTTCAGCAAGGACGGGCCGCGGCCCGCGTGGGACGTGGAGATCGAGGGCATCGCAACGCAGGTGCACGAAGAGGGACACGAGGGCGAGAACTTCGTGAAGATCTGCCCGCCCGATTGCCCCGGTGACTGAGCTTCTCGCTCGGGCGTCCGACCCGCTGGTATGGGCCTCGCTCGGACCACTGCTGTGCGCGTGGCTCTTCCGGCAGCATCTACCGGCGGGGGCTTGGTGGCTCGCGGCCGCGTTCGGCGTATCGTTCGCCGGCGAGGTCGCGGGCATGGCGGCCGGAACGCCGTGGTGGCCGTCCTATCTGTGGCTCCCGGTGCAGATCGGGCTCGCGCTCCATGTGGTCGCCCCGCATGGCCACCTACTACGCCTGTGGACCGGACTCACCGCGCTGGCGCTGTACGACATGTTCGCGCTGGGGTCGACGCCGGATATCTGGATCACGGCGCTCGGGAGTGCGGCGGTGCTCGTCTACGCGCTGGACGGGAGGCACGGGCTCGCGTGTCCGATCGTGCTGTATTTCGGGTTCGCGAGCGCCCTGTACTACCCGATGGTCGCGAACCTGCGCACCGACGCGTTCTGGCCCTGGTTCTGGGCGTACCAGGGCGCGAGGGTGTTGGCGTGGCTGGCGTTCTTCGAGGTGCTGCGCGAGCGCTCGGCGAAGGCCCGGACACTGGCGCGCGCACAGGCTCGTGAATATGCGCGGGTGCGGCAGGACAATCTCCGCTTCGGGCTGAGTCCGCTCGTGCCCAACACGCCGTGGGCGAACTGATGAGCAGCTCGAACGCAGGCGCGTGGATTTACTTGGTCGTGTCGATGGCAATTCTTGTTGTGCCGCTGGGCTATATCGCCGTCCAGCAAGCGCGGCACGCGAAGCGGTTGAAGCAGATTTCCAGGGACACGAACGGCAACATCACGAGCATGAAGCGCGACCAGATGCACGACCTGGAGGCGCACGTGGCTTTGATCGAGAAAATCCTGCGGGACCGCATGAGCGACGAGTACCGCGAGGTGGTCGACAAGCTGCACGGCCGCATCGAGCGCTACCGTGAAGAGATCGCGCGCCGCGAGGACACAGCCGAATGAGCGAGCCCGTCGAGCGCGTCCGGCTCGCGTCTGACCAGCACCCGAGGCTGCGGGACGGCGCCCTGCCGTGGGTCTACTACTGGCTGGACCTATACGCACCGGACGGGCGGCCCGCGAATTCCAAGGTCCTGTCGGCGTGGGGCTTCTTCTTCGCGCTCGCAGCCGAGCTGTGGTGGGGCTTCCAATTGACGCAGCCGACGTGCTTCGGGCCGCAAGACGCGATGACGTGCCGGGACGGGCCGGGCATCACCTGGCCGTTCGTCGCGCTGGTCGTCACCACGCTGGCAATCGCGATGGGCAAAGACGTATTCAAGAAGGCGCTGAGACTGCGTACGGAGGACTGACCCTTCCAACGGAGAATACCATGCAGAACAAACTCATCCTGACGCTGGTGCTGTTCCTTCTCGTGCTCGCGGCGTGTTGGATGCTGGAGCACTTCGCCAACGTCCCGATGGCCGCATCGGTGCCGGGATGCGCGCTGCTGATCGCGTGCTACGCGGCGGTCTGACGTGCACGTGATCAGCCGCGCCGAGTGGGGCGCCCAGCACGGGCGCGGGACCGAGCTGCGCGGCGCGCGCGAGGGCGTCGTGATTCACCATTTCGGCGTGCCCCACGTCGCCTGCGGTGCTGGCGGGGCTGCGGAGGTGGCCGCGATCCAGGGCGTCGAGCGGCACCACGTCGAGGTCAACGGCTGGGCGGGCATTGGGTATCACTGGATCGTCTTTCAGTCCGGGCGAATCTTCGAGGGCCGCGGCTGGGAACGGATCGCAGCCCATGCCCACGGCCACAACTCGACCACCTACGGCATCGCGCTCGCCATCGACGGGCAGCAGCACGAGCCCACGAAAGACGCCATCGACTCCGTGCGCTGGCTGATCGAGGACGGTGTGCGGCTCGGCTACATCGCCGAGGCCTACACGCTCCAGGGCCATCGGGACGTGGGCTCGACGACGTGTCCGGGCGATCTGGTGTACGCGATGCTGGCGGGGTTCCGGCCGGAGGGTGCGTGACTGGAAGCCTCCGAGGGCGGGACTCGAACCCGCGTTGTGGCCGCGATCAACCGGCCATCTTCCGAGCAGAGCGTTCCGGGAATCACCCCGGCCGACTCATCTCGGCCCCTCATCGGCGTTGCCTACCTCGGCGAGCTCTTCCAGTACATGCCGGACGAAACTGCGGTACTTACGGTATCCGTACCGCCGGCAGGGCGCCCATTCGCCGCGACGATCCCGGCTCGCGCCCGTCACCGACCGCCCCCCCCACTTGTGCGGCTCGCGTTCGATCGCCCGGCGGAGCGTGTGCAGTTTCCCCATGCGCCCAAGATGCATCTCGACAGTGGGCGGGTCAACCATGAGGGCCGCCCTCCGCCTCTGGCCGCTAGCCCTGGTCGCCATCAGCGGCGTCACGAGCTGGCTCGCCGTCGATCAATGGCGCGACCGGCTGGTGGCTCAGGGCCGCGCCGAGGTCGCGACAGCCCGTGCCGACTCGCTGCGCACCGTCGTCGAGGCCCAGGACGCCGCCAGAGCGCGCGCGGACTCTCAGGCGGTCCACGCAGCGGCCGAAGCCCGCCAGGCACGTTCACGGGCCGATTCCGTGGCCGAGGCGTCCGCTCGCAGGCGCCCGCAGATCGTCGAGCGCATCGTGCATGCGCCGGACACGACCGCGATCCGGGCGGCGGTGGCCGAGCTGGAGGCCGAGCACGCTGGCGAGGTGAGCGCGCTGCGCCAGGCGATGGCGGCCCAGGATTCCGTGATCCGCAGCCAGGCCGGGCAGATCGCCGAGCGCGACCGGGCGCTTGCGGTGCGCGATGATCTGATCGGCTCGCTGGAGGCGGCTGCGGGCGACACGCGCTCGCGCGGGCTCTTCGAGACTTGGGGCGAGCGAGTGGTCGCGGCCGCGGTGGGCTACTCGCTGGGCAAGGCTATCGAGGCGGTGGTGCGGTAGGGCGCTATCGCCTCGATGGGCCAACCGCGGGGGGCTCGCCGAACTGGGCCGCCGCATCCAAGAGCGCCATCAGCTCACCGAACACGACCGCCAGCACGGCGCCTGTGAATGCCAGTACGATGGCCGCCGGGATCGAGGCCACGGCGAGCTGCAAGAGCAGCACGACCATCGAGCCGAAGCGAATGCGCACGTTTGCCGAATCGCCTACGCGATGCTATCATACCGTCGATAGCGGAACACACAACCCCGCCGGAGAAGAACCGGATGAAGCTCACACGTAAACGGGACCGCGCACGAATCGCGCGGAGGATGACCGAGCTGCGGGCCGAGCACAACGTCACGCAGCAGCAATGCGCCGACGCGCTCGGCATCATGCAGCACTCGTATAGCGCACTGGAGAAGGGCCGCACCCGCGTCCGGCGCCGCGACCTCGTGACGCTCGCCGTACTCTACGGGCTGACGCTGGCCGAAGCGTTCCCGGAGTTCGCGGAGTCGGAGGTGGCGGCGTGAAGGGGTGACCCCTTGCGCGTATCGTTCACGCGATGTATCGTTAGGTAGATACTTCGCGCCCCATCTCGACGGGAGAGGTCCCCACCCATGACGATCCAAGCCGAAACCATCTACCTGACCGACAACGGCGCCGCCTACTGCGGCGATCACCTCGGAACCAGCGCCAAGTACACCGGGCGCGACATCAGCGGTCAGCCGATCGAGCCGATCACGCCGCCGATGGTAGCCGAGGCGAAGGCCATGGGCTGGACCCCAGCATGTGAGCAGTGCGGGCGCGTGGCGTCCACCCTGTACGTGGCATGATCGCGCACACCGGCCCGTGGTGGGCCGCGCTCTTCTTCGCGTCCGCGTTCGTGCTCGGCCTCGCGATCGTCGTGTGCGCCGAGTTGGCCGTGCGCTGGCTCGCCCGGCTGGACTGGACGCGGCTCGGGCTGGCGAGGTGGGAGGGATGAGCGGGCACACGGCAGAACCGTGGATGGTCTTCGCGGGCGCCAGAGTCACGTCAATCAGCGGTCCTGACGACGAGCCGGACGTGGTGGCGTGGCTCGGCTTCGACGATTCGAATCGCGCGCTGGTGGGCCACCGTGCCAACGCCCGCCGAATCGCCGCAGCCGTGAACGCCTGCGAGGGCATTCCTACGGAGGCGCTGGAAGATGGGGCGGTAGCGGGCATGCTTCTCACGCTGCAAAGAACGATCGGCCTGGACGGCCACTACTACGGCTGCCCAGCGGCAGGAGACCGGCCGACCAATTGCTCTCCTGCATGTAACAGGCTGCGCGCCGCCATCGCGGAAGCAACCGGGGCCACCCCGTGAGCGCCCCCGGAGCGCCTTTCGTCGTCGAGGTTGTGGACGGCATCAGGGCGCGGACGGTGGTGCAACGGGAGTGCCCGGACCTACCGAGCGCCGCGAAAGCGTACGGCGGCCTGAGCGCATTATGGGACCGCTGGTACATGCGAATCCTCGTCTACGGAGACGGCTACGACTACTCGACCGACGGCCTGGAATCCG